GAAGATAGATACAAACTACATCTTAAAAATGGAAACCCTGACGCTGGATATATAAGAAAAGCTAGTTTAGAATATCTTGAAAACCATGTACGTAGGTTAGTAGACAGTAAAAATAGTGCTACTACGTACCGAACCAATGCCATTAATAATGCTGGAATGACCGACGATGAGCTCGATGCCCTTAATGAAGAGGCTCAACGAGTATTAGACAATTTACTTAACGGCAGAGCTCCTGATGCAGTTGTAGAGACTAAACCAGAACCTACTCCAGCACCAAGTCCGTCTGTCCCCGCTACGACGCCTGACAACCCGCCTACCCCAAAGCAGATTGAGAGCGTCGAACGTCGCCTAGCAGAAGAAGGTGTTGTAACTCCAGAGCGTGCTCAGGAAATTAGGGACCTACTTCCTACTCTCACCTATGAAACTATTGGCGAGATTATCCAGGAACTAGACCGTGCTCAGCTCAAGAAGCGCATGGCTAACAATGAGGATATCGACGACATTCGTGTCCCGCTTGACATGCAGGCAGAGGTCAGTGCTTACCTAGCTGCTCGCAAAAAAGCCGCGGAAGATGCCGCGGGTGCAGATGCAGATGCAGATGCAGACACCCCCGCCGCCGAACCGGAAGCTGAAGCTGAAACGGAAGAAGGAGAGCCGGCCGACTGGAACGCTTTCTGGGCCGAACTAAAAGCTAAAGCTAAGGCTGGAACTCTTACCGATGCCGAGATAAAAAAGGCTTTAGAGCTGGCTGGTAGAAAATTTACCGAGAAAATAGATAGCCAGATTGAAGAAGCCATTGCCAATGCGGACAGAGTACTCGAAAAGGGCACGCTAACTAAAGACAAAATTAGCGACATATTTGGTGCTGTTTTTGATGACCTTATAAAGAGATTAAATATTCTTGCTACCATTCTAGGTCAAACATCTCCGGACGCCTCTAAAAATAATAAAGACTACTTAAAATTTAGAGAAGACATAAGAAAAAAGTATCAGGAAATCCTAGATGGTCTAGAAGATAAATATAGAGATTTATTGAAAACTGCCAGCGCGGAACCGGAAGAAGAAGAAGAAGAAGAAGAAGAAGAGGATGGGGGAGAACTTACCCCCGACCGGGAACTTGAGACAGTTCAAAGTAGCGAAGTTGTTGTAGGCGACCTAGTTTGGGACAGACTCCGCGGGTTTGGTATCGTAAAAAGCAAGCCAAAAGAAAAAGAAGGCTCGCCTGATCTAATAGTTATTGAGATATCTAGGCAGGACGGTGGCGCACCTAGAAGGCTAGTTGTACGCAAGACAGCAAAGGTTCAGATTGCCAAGCGTGAGGCTACAACACCGACTCCAACGCCTACCCCGACTCCTACACCAGCGCCAACTCCTACGCCGACTCCTACGCCAAAACCTACCCCTACCCCCGAAAAACCTGCCCCTAAACCAGAGCCCGAGTCAAAGCCTCAGCCCGCTAAAGCAAAGACTAGAGTTACTCGCGTATACTTTATGGACCCGCTTGGCGGTGGCGAACCTAGACTACTTGAATTAATATCCTGGGACAATCAAGAAGACAGAGATAGAGTTATTGCACGCTTCCAAGAAATGGAAGCTGAGCGACGAGCCGATTTCGATAGAGACGAGTCTTTTGGGCTGGTTAAGGGTCCTTACAAACCTATGTTCCTGTTTGAAGAAGGTTTTGAGTTTTCATCGGAAGCCGCTACCGAAAAACAACTTGCTAGCATAACTAGAAGACTTGCTCTGCCTGGACTTATGTCTAAGGAAGAAATCAAAAAGATAGCCGACGAGCTCCCTGGCATGAGCAAAAAAGCTATATTTGATCTCATCAATAAGCTCGATAACTTAGAGCTACAGTGGAGAATCGATAATGGCTACCCTATCGATGACATTATAACTAGAAGAATTCCTCGGGGATTTGACAAATCAAAGCTGGAAAACTATCGCCCAACTAAGTCACTATCTGATCTTCCGCCTGCACTTATAAATCAAGAGCCGAGTAAGCCAGCGGCAATGTCATTTATTGACCGAAAGACTATTGCTAGCGATATAGGCATAATTATTCACCGGTCTACTACTGACGTTTGGAGCAATGCACGTCAGGCCACTCCTGGAGCGTTTACGGGCTCTCTACTAGACGCGGTGCAGGGTAAGAACTGGGCTGAAGTCTTAGACTACATTAAAAACCTAGAAACTCCTATTTTCTTCTTTGACACCGAGACAACCGGTATTAGCGACTTTGACGGAGACAACCAAACAAACAGCCCGGTTCAGGTAGGTATAATCAAGGTTGTTAAGGGCGAAGTTGTGGATAGATTTAACATCTACCTAAACCCTGAAGCTCCTTTAGGCAAGTGGTCAGCAAAGAATCTAAAGCGAGACCTAGTCACTCCAACTGGAGAAATTATTGGCACAGAGCTAGTAACCGACGAGTGGCTATCACAGCAGATGAGCAACTCTGAAGCTGTACGTCAGATGATTGACTTTATGGGCAACAACCCAATTATTGGCGGTCAGAACGTGCCGTTTGACCTTGACGTTCTTCAAAGAATGCTTGACAAAGCTGGCGTAACTGATTTTAAGGTTGCAGCAACTGTGGACTCTAAAGACCTTATTGATGTGCTAGTGCCTAAGTATGACCCTACAACTGGAGTCGACGGACCTAAAAAAGAAATATCTAAGGGAAAGTTTGTAACTACTACTAGCCTTGGCTATGTAGCTAAGTTCTTAGGATTTGACACTACTAAGTGGCACAGTGCTGAAGCTGACGCTGAAGATGCATTCCGACTTGTTATGCGCACCCTAGAAATGGGAGCAGAAAAACCTAACGAAAATCTACAGGCCCTGGACAAAGCGACTCTAGCAAAGAGATACAAAGAGCGCATGATTAAATTTATGGCTCAGGTCGCCCCTAACAAAAACTCTACAGCTAGGCAGAGGGGAACCGACCAGGCAGAGGAGAGTAAAGGCTTCCGTGGATTCCTAGAGGAAGCCGGGTTTAATGATGACGAACGTCAAAGAATTTTAGCCCCAATTAAGGATATGTCTAGAGGCCAAGCTGCTGAATATATATCTAAATTTATTTCCAACCTAGAAAATAAAGACCAGCCGGCACTCGCCCCAAAACTTAACTTGATGAAATTTATTGACTCGGCTGAGTCAGCAATTTCTGACATCATACCTGATGGTGTAGATGGAGTAGATGTATCAGAAGTAATTGGAACCAAGAAAAAGAGACTAGTAAAATCTATTTTTAGGCTTAAACAGCTAAGGTTCGACAAAAACTACGACAGAAGAATATTTCTAGAGAACATACTCGGTGGCCCTAAAAAGGCATATGAAATTTTTAGCAACCCGACTAGAAAGAATCTAGCTAAGCTGGCAGAAGCCGAGCAAATGTTCGAGACCAAGATGAGGGACGCATCCGCTGTCGAAAACTTGGTTAGCCTAAAAGTTGGCGACAATAGCTACATCACATACAATAAAAATAATGGCCCAACTGTCAGCCCCGATAACATACGAAAACTAGCTCAGCTCATATCTAAAGTTAGAGAAATAGCTCCTATTGGCAACAGAAAACTTAGGGTAACTCTAATTAGCAATGAAGAGATGGCTCTTTTTAGGAAGGAAGATCCAGACAATTTAAAGACTTCTGCGTTCTTCACTGCCAGCGATGGGTACCTAAATATAGTGCTCAGGAAAGAGGCTTATCAAGAGTTTATATATGACCCTCGCGAGGTTGTAGACGAAACAACTCTAAGAGTCAACGATGATGGAACTAAGGTTGCAAGAAATAAGTTTTACACTACTCAAGCTATACGCCAATCTATGAAAAGTTTTTTGCACGAGTATGGACATGCTTATCACAGGGCTATGCTCGGGACAACTCTTGGTGCCCCCGATGATGAAGTACATCCTTTAGCGAAAGACTTTGTAGAAAAATTTTCAGACACTTTTATTACCCAGTACGGGGATACAAGCCACCGAGAACTATTTGCAGAATTATTTTTTGATTTTGCGTATTCAAAATTAGGTAATTTGCCTCCGGCTCACCAGCGGTTTACTGACTACATGAACGCTATTACAGCTGATAAAAATACCAAGCCGATAAGCGTAGCTTCCATAGTCAAGCTTGGTTTTAAATCTAAGATGTCCGCTCTGCTCCCCGATGCCGCGCCTAGCGCAATGGTTAGAAACATTTCTATAGACGGTATTAGGGAAATCACCGGAACTAATCTTAAAGACCTAGAGCGTTCTATGGAGGGGTATGACCGAGGTAACTGGCTAGCCGGAACAGACGCTGAGTCAGGGCTTGTGCCATCACTTGTAGATGAGAACGGCAATTTTAATGAAACCTATTTTATGAATAGTTTCATTAAGCCTAAATATGACTATGACCAAGCGGCAATTAATAACATTTCTCCCGAAAAAATGTCTGAATATAGGAACCTATTTATCAGCGCGGCGAAGAAGGCATCTTCCGACCAGTCAAGGTACCGAGTATTCCAAATCGATGGAACTAACCAGTTTATTAGAGTAAAAGATGCAGTCGCAACTCCTGAGATGATTTCTGACATTGTAAAAAATGCAAGAACCCTGACTGCCCTAAACAACTTAGGAAACGTACCTACTTACTACACGATACTTCCAAACGGGTCATTCACATATGATGCCCTCATATCAAACGATGAGATGGGTCAAATTACTGGCATAGCCGAGACAGCCGGAGAGCATGGCGTTTTCTTTGGACTATTTGCAGATTCTTACGGAAATCTTGGCGTAAAAGTTGATGGTCTAAACGCTACTCTTGAAGGTCCTGACGCTAAAGATAGGTTTAACAGAACTCACATTCACGAATACGGGCACGGTATTGCTGCTTTATACATGGGCGAAGAAAACATGCCTTTATATCAAGAGTTTGCTCGTAAGTTTGATGACAAGCCTTTGTCTAATTATGGTGCCGTAAATACCAGAGAAAACTTTGCTGAGTACTTCTACGCCATGTTTATGTGGATTACTGAAAAGGGTGTCATCCCTCCGCACCTAAAAGATTTTGCTGACTTCTACAACGAGAAGATTGCTGGAAAAAACCCTATCAACTTCAGACCTCGCGAAGTTATCAGCATGCCTGCGCCTCAGGACACTAAACCAAACTTCCCTGAGGTTATGGAAAACTCCGACGCACTATCAGAGTACAACGGACGTCGATCATTCTATGAAAATGGATTGACCCCTATGGGTACCAAGCTTGATGCATACGACTCTACTTACATTCAAAATCTCTATTACAGAGTTCTCAATGCTGAAAACTCATACTTATCTACTAAAGACAATCCAAACGTCTCTGAAGAAGCCAAAGAGCTTGCAAAAAGAACTTTCTATGCTCAGGTTGGTGCACTAAAGGTTGCTTATGACTCCATGACAATGAGCGGTGGGGACAAGTATAACCTAGCCAAGAATTTCCAAGACCCTAAGCACCGGTTTATGAAATTCTCTGAGGGCTGGAAGGATGACGAGCAAGGCTACCCCGTAATCTGGGATAGCTACGAAGACATGCCAGTCACATACGCTGACCCTCTGGAAAAGGATGTCTTTGACGCTGAAGAGCGTTCAGCTCTTAAGAACTATGGCAACGCTGGTTGGAGATGGATATCTAGTCTACTAAGAGGCGACACACTCAGTCCAACTGTTTCTAATATGGCGGAGTCTATGCTCAGAGGCCTCAGCAATGCGTTCAAGAAACCTGAAGCCAAACTTACCAGAGACATGTATCTTTACCACGGTTCTGCTGGATACCCTGGAGACGGCCAGTACAAAGACTTAATTGATGCTAAGCCTGGAGACGAAATCACCCTGCCGTCTTACACTTCAACTAGCATGTCCCCGAACATAGCATATGAGGACTTTGGCCCTGGAGCGGCTAGCCTACTTAACCCAGAAGAAGGCTTCTTTGTAATTATTCGTGCACCTAAGGGCTCTAACGCAATTGTCATGCCTCAAGGACTGACCTACAGAGATAGCGAGCGTGAAGTTCTACTTAATTCTGGAGCCAAGCTTAGAGTTCTAGAAGTAAGCCGCTCTCCGAGACTAGACTTCGAAGGGTATGAAATTCCGGGGGCGTATAGCACCTACATCGAAGCAGACTTAATCTCGACTGAAGCAATTCCTGACAGAGGATTTGAGACCCCTGCCGGAGCCACTAGGGACTCTAATTTTGAGCAAAACTTGGATTACCTAACTACGTCATACGCGCAGTCATTCAATAGAGGCCTAATGGTTTCTACTAACTCAGAGGGCGGATTAGGCTCGTCTAACTCTGTTGTTGGATATGTTAAGCCTTCTGCCCTATCTCAGATGCCTGGCAATACTGACCTAGATGAAGCTGAAGTAGAAAAAATGGTTAGGTCGATGGCGCTCGGCGTCGTGCCCGCCAAGCCAATAATTGTTTCTTACAACCCAGAAACTAAGACTGCGTTTGTGTTAGACGGCAACCACCGAGTAGCCGCGGCACTTAAAGCCAATGTTCCGTTCCTACCTACAATGGTAGTGACTAACTATGTATCTAGTCCAAATGCTAAAAAACTAGACAAAGGATGGGCAATAGCTCCGTTTGGGATAGACGAGACAGGAACTTCCGAGCGTTGGCCTGACGCCGCACATCCGTACTTTATTTTCAATAATGAAGACATGCTTACCCCTGCTACTGCTACTACTAAGAGTAGGCCGATGTTTATGCAGTATGAACCTTCGGTCTGGTCTTCAAAGGTTGACGTAGAAACAGCTCCATCGGTACTTACTCCAGAAAAAGAGCCTTTGCAAGACAGTTCTCAGTACGAGTTTGAGCAATTTCCACCGGGTTCTTACGTATACAACAAAGTTACTGGAAGAGTTGGAGTTGTGTACGGAGAAAGATTTGTTCCTGGGCAAGAAACTTCAGGAGGTCTAATTGTTAAATATCTAGAAGGAGCCGAAGACTCTTACGGTGATGAAGGATTCTTTATTGACGAAGATTTTGACGACAAAGGAGTTAGACGCGGAGAACTTGGATTGTCTAGTGCGTCTGGATACAACGATATTAGGTACTACACTTTTAAAATAACTAGCCCAGCTAATCTAGAAAATGTAACTGAAGATTTTATTACTCCTGGAACTAACGGTATTTTACTTGGCGACACTATGTTTGGCATTATTAAGAACACTAATAAGCGTGGAAAAATTGTAGGGTTCCCTGCCAGAGGAGCTCTAACCATAGCGGTAGCTAACTCAGACGGCTCGCACTCGTTTGAAAAAATTCCTATCTCAGATTTCTTACCTATTCAAAGCGAACGCCCGTCCGTTATTCCAGGAAAAGTGGCTTATCACAGCGGGGATATGCTTCCGACTAAGACAGACCTCGACAAGATATTTGTATCAGCTACAACTCTCTGGAACTTTGGATACCTGTCAGAAAGGGTATACCGAGCAATTATAGAATCAGTGAGAGGTAAGTTCTTGACTAAGGCAGGAACCCGAGAGCTGGTAGAGTACTTAGCTAAGTTTGACGCACTTCGCATCTTAAAAATTAGTGGTGAAAAAGCTAAAAAAATTGCTCCTGGTAAGAAAAGGGCAGCTAACCAGTCTATAGAAGACACTCAGCCAGGTCAGGTAGCTCCAGTTCCTGAGAATATCGGCAACATGACATTAAACCAATTTGTAGACTACCTAAACGGAACTAAGGTACCCGCTTCGGGGCCTCAGTTTATGAGGTTCCCTGATGGAGAAGAAAATACATCTCCTACAGTAGAAACTAGGGTGACTGTCAATCCCCCAACGGTAAATGATATTAGAACTGTGCAGGATATTATACAAGAGCCGGGGGTAATTTCTGACCAGGATGCAAGGAACTACTGGGACATGCTTCCGGGGCTAGACGCCGAGTTGCTTGGAGTTCTAAAGAATAGACTTCTTACTGCCCTACTAAAGAAAAGAATGGCTAACGACGAGCCAGTAGCTGGCATTGAAATTCCTGCTAACTTTGACAAATCTAAATTAGAAGGGTACGTACCTAAAAATAATTTGGATGGTACACCTGTACAAGTACCTACTGACATGGAAAGAGAAGAGACCGAGAAAGATATTCAAGAGCTGTCAGCGGAGCAGCAAGCTTTGTTTAATCACGTAGAAACTAGCAATAATTCTATGTTTATTACGGGTAAGGCTGGAACGGGTAAATCTCGTTTGTTCAATTTTATTCGAGACAATTCTGAGAAAAACGTGGCCGCTGCAGCTCCTACCGGAGCCGCGGCAGAAAACGTTGGCGCAGTCACAATTCACTCCTTATTTGGCTTAACTCCAGGAGTAGTCTATGGATTAAGTGACGTAGAAAAGCTACTGCCAAAGCCTGGAAAGTATAGAGACAAAGTTGAAAGTGTCTTGAAAGCTATGGACACTCTTCTAGTTGATGAAATGTCGATGGTGTCTGCAGACCTACTAGACGCTATGGATAGAGTTCTTAGGTATGTCAGAGGCAAAGCGTTCGTACCATTCGGTGGAGTTCAGTTTATTGGCTTTGGCGATGTATACCAGCTTCCTCCTGTAGTGGACAAAGAAGATCAAAAGGCAATTTCTTACAATAGAAACAACTATAGAAGCGAATTTTTCTTTGATGCCAGGGCCTGGATGGACAAGCCTTTGGAAGTCTATGAACTTACCCAAGTGTTCCGTCAATCAGACCCTGAATTTAAAAAAGTCCTAAACAACATCCGTGTTGGAAGATTCTCTATGGATGATATTGAATTTTTGAACGCTACTGGATCGCGCACCGTTCCAGAGTCCGTAGATGACCTAATCTACGCGACTGCTAGAACTAAGCGAGCGCAAGAAATTAATCAGGAAGAAATGAGAAAGCTAGGCAATGCCGAGGCTAGAACCTACTCTGGGGAGTTTAACGGAGCCGGAGCCAAGGCCTTTGGTAAAAACCTTCCGTCCCCTGTACAGTTAGATTTGAAGGTGGGCGCTAGAGTAATGTTTACCAGAAACGATAGCGAAAAAAATGCTAAGGATGCTTCGGACAATGAGTCTGGCCAAGGAGTACCACCTACTCGCAGATGGGTAAATGGAACCATAGGGACCGTTGTAGCCCTAGGAGAAAATTTTGTACGAGTTAAGGTAGGCGACAATATTTATGATGTAGGTGCAGAAAAATGGGAGAAAAAGGGATACAACGTTGCTTCTCGCGTTGACGCCATTAGTAACCAGGTGAGAAACAAGCTTAGCCCCATAACTGAGGCTACGTTTACTCAAATTCCATTGATGCTAGCTTGGGCAGCTACTATTCACAAGCTTCAAGGTAAGACTATTAAAAACTTGAAGGTAGACCTTGGAGAAGATGGAGCATTTGCTCCAGGACAGCTATATACAGCGATAAGCCGTGTAACTAGTCCAGAGGGATTGTATCTAGAATATCCGGCTACTGTTGACGACGTTATAGTAGATAGAAATGCTCAACGGTTTGGTAACCTGCTTTCTAAGCCAGAAAAGCCAACCGACTCTAGACCATCTCTAATGAAGTTTGGTGGGGAGCCTTTCGACCCGGCTGACCCGAACCTAGACCTAGACAAAGAACTAGCATACGACTTTACTTCTGGACCATATGGCATACCTCTTCTTGATTACCAGGAAGAGATGATGCAAATTTACGCAGACATGATTGCGCAGGCGGAAAAGCAGTTTGGATCGAACTCTAATAGAGTTAAAGAACTAAAATCCACTAGACGTGAGCACTACGGTTCATACTTTGCTCGTCCTGAAAAGCGCGAAGATAATATAATGGATAAAGCCACTGAGAGTCTAAAAATAGACCTGGAAGGCTCGATCACTGAAGAATACGACAATCCTAACTACCGTGACTTTAAAACCACTACGACCGCTTCATATAAAGACAGATATGGTAGACAGTACCGGTTTGAAGGTGTTGTTTCTCTACAAGAACTTTACTACGGTGAGCCTGGAAAGATTCAGACTTACATAGAAGTAAAGGCATATGATTTAGCTGGGAACACCGACGAAGCCGTAGCGAGTATGAGTACCGAATGGGGAGACATACAGGATGGGCCCTTGCTAGACAATCAGGTGTATATTGCCAATATAGAGACTAAAGAAGAGTACCAGCGTAGATATTTAGCTACCGGACTTCTAGCTTTTGCCAACCAGCTAACGGACAAAAAGATCCTGCATAGCGATAAGCTGACTAAAAAGGGATATGCGTTTATGTCATCAGTGGAAATGGACGAGGACCGCAAAACTATAGACTACCCAAGCCTAGCCGAGTCTCAGGATGAAAGGGATAAAATTATGGTTATTGATATAACTAAACTAAGCAAAACTAAGAGTTCTGCGGAAATCACTGACCTGCTTCAGAGACTAAACGCAGACCAAATCTCATACAAGTTAACGTACTAAAATAACAAAAGTATTAGTACTGATACAATAGATTAGGTTTATATGAATAGCCATTGGCTTGTCGCCGCTATCGGAGGATTCTAGACATGAGTGGTGCCGAAAATACTACGCAATATATGGGTAGCTATGGCTCTCTTGCGCTATTCGCCGTTGGCGACAACGCGGCCGTCCTCGACCTAGACTGCAACCTTATTGTAGAGTCCGGCGACCTTGAAGAGCTTTCTTCTTCTAAAGACTGGTTTACCTTAGACCGCTCGGAGATTCCTAGCTCTGCATACGAGCTTGCTGGGGCATCGCTCTCAGACTTGAACGTAAATGTTATTACGTCCTCGGGTGGGGACAGAATGTACACTATTCCTAAGGGTGCACAGTCCGAGGCCAAAAAGGCATTGGAGTGGAGAAAAGAGCATGACAGGGGCGGAACTTCAGTAGGTCTAAACACTGCTCGCACTCTTGCTAGGGGCGGACAAATTGGAATCCGTAAAGTTCGTCACATCGCAAAATACTTTCCACGCCACGAGGTAGACAAGCAGGGCAAGGGCTGGTCACCAGGCGAAGACAACTTCCCGTCTAACGGTCGCATTGCTTGGGCACTCTGGGGTGGAGACACCGCGTGGCGTTGGGCTAGAGCTATTGTAGAGCGAGAAGAAAAAGCTGCTGCTAGAACTGCCGGTGGATACGTCTTAGAAGACACCCCAAATGAAACTATAGATTTAGATGCTTTTAGAAAAGCCATGTATGCTGGAACATCTGCCGCTCCAGAATTTTTAGCCAGAGTTAGAATGGACGGCTCTGGCATTGACCGAATCTACAAAATTGATGTAGACGGTTCCGTGTATGTCTGGGATGACGGATGCTGGGACGACCTTGCAGAGATAGACTCTGATATTTGGACCTATGACAAGGCACTAGACGACCCGTACGATACTGTGAAAAAGTCCCACATACCAATCGACCCAGACTCAGCAATTATCGTTTGTGCAAAGCTACACCAAAAGCCTTACAGCCGAATCTCTATTGAAGAAATCGATAAAGAAGAGGCTGGTTTAGCTATCTTTGCGGCTGCCGATATTGACTGGGACATGATTGACAACACCCTTACTGCCGCTGCGGTTAATCCGGATGACGGTGTTTATACCCCTGAAGAACGTTCTCAGAACGCTACTAGGCAGACTAGAAATGCCCTGGGACGATTCGCTAAGCAGGGTCAGAGGGTTGTTATTGGAGATAACAGCGCCAATCGCGGTACAATCACAAACGCTAACGTTGGCAACGGCAACGTAGAAGTTACCGGAAGCGACGGAACTAAGCAAATAGTTCCGGCTCGTAGCACGGTCGAAGAAAAAGACTTTAAGGAGAATATTCCTTTCTCGGACCTAGACAAGCCTCTAGACCTGTCTGGTATTTTAGGCGAGCCTAGGACTCCTATTGACAGACCGTACGCCAGAATTCCTGGAACGCTACCTTCTCTTACCAAAAACGATTTGCACGACTTACTCTACAACTGGTCTGGTTGGGTTCAATCACAGCGTGCTGCGGCTGCTGAAGCAGGACTAACTGCCGCTGGAGAAGTAGAAGACTCTGAAGACGAACCAAAGAAAAAGGTTGAGGACGACTCAGAGCACCCGCTGATATCTAGATGGAAGAAAGCTTCTGAGAATAGACCAAAGGTATCTGAGGATGAAGAAGGCTGGGCTAGCCCGGTTGTTGCGGCTCCGGTTGCAACAAAAAAGGCGGCTAAAAAGACTTATCAGATGACGCCAGATACTTCTGACGTTCAGCCACTATACATGGCTATTGTTGCAGAAGATGACCCTAGAGCTGTGCTTGATTTGATTGCGCTAGTCCCAGCAAGCTCTACTTCGTCAGAGCCAATGACTTATAAGAGAGATGCAGGAAAGTGGATTAGAGACGAGGCAACTCTAAATGACCTAAAGTCTGCTACTCCTCCTCCAGTAGTCCCTCTAGACAAGACCGTATTAAATGACGTGCTTACCCAGGTGGACGACGCTACTATAACTGCAGCCGGTATCTTTAACTTGGACCACTTAATGATGGTTTTGTGGGGACCTAACCAAGAAATTATAGACACTTTTGGCAATAAATTCTTTGATTCTATTGACGAAAACAGCACTTTAGCGGACACTTTCAAATCAGTTTTATCTGTCACTGCAGCCGGTGGCGCAGACCGTAATAGGGGCAATGCCGAGAAGCTCCGACGTTATTGGACCACTGGTAAGGGCGGACTTAAGATACGCTGGGGTGCCGGCGGAGACTGGACCCGCTGTGTTAGGAACCTATCTAAGTACCTAGGCCCACGCGCTAAAGGCTACTGCGCTCTACGCCACAAAGAGATGACCGGTATGTGGGCCGGCGACAGAAACAACAGGAAAGGCTACGGAAAACGTCGAGGTGGTAGAAACGTATTCAGCACCGAACTAGTAAACTCTACGTCAGTAATTATTGCTAAGTCCGAGCTATCCGCTAGAGCCGAATCGGCCAAGGAGCGCCTAGGTATGGTAGCCTCTTCCGACTATAAAAATAGCGGGGCTAGGTTCCACATTCCTCTACTAATTCCCGAGGGCGTAGAGTCTGGAGACGGTCGTAAATTCAGTAAAGGCTCTATCACTCTTAGAGAGTTACCTCTTCCGCTTTTGTGGCAGATAAAAACTGGCGACGGGCACAATGGCTCGGTGGTAGTTGGTCGAATCGATATGGTCGAAAGAACCATTGATGGAATCGGAAATGCATATGGTGTCCTAGACAATGGGCCATACGGAAGAGAAGTAGAGCGTCTTATAAAGAATGGATTTATCCGTGGCATCTCTGCCGACATGGACAAGTTTGAGGCAACCGAGGACAAGTCTAGTGATGCTTCGTCTGAAGATGACGACAAAGAAATAGGCAAAAAGAAACTTACTATAAATAAAGCCCGCGTAATGGCCGCTACAATAGTACCAAAGCCTGCTTTCCAAGAGTGCAAAATTACGCTAATAAACGACGACCCAACAATGAACAGCACCTACCAGGAGGAAATCATGATTCCAGATGGAGTCTACGTTGACGACGCGGATGCTGCGGACGCTCAGGCACTAGTTGCTTGCGGTATTGTCGCTGGCGCAATCCCCGTTGTACCGCCTACCGAGTGGTTCGAAAACCCTAAGCTAAAAGGCCCAACCCCTCTGACTGTTGACGACATGGGTAGAGTATTTGGACACATTGCAGCTTGGCACGTCGACCACATTGGAATGGCATATGGCACTAAGCCACCACGCTCAAAGAGCAACTACGCCTACTTCCACACCGGAGTAATCCGTACCGATGCCGGAACTGATGTTCCTGTTGGTCAGCTAACTCTTGCTGGCGGTCACGCTTCTCTAGAGGCCAGCGCAATGGAAGCGGTCAAGCACTATGACGACACTGCTTCGGCAATCGCTGATGTTCACGCAGGCGAGGATGCCTACGGCATCTGGGTCGCTGGTTCGCTACGTCCAGATGCTCGTCCGGAGCAGATTCGTGCACTTCGTGCATCAGCTCCTTCTGGTGACTGGCGTCCAATCCGTGGGGCCCTTGAGCTTGTTGCAGTTTGTCAGGTAAACGTTCCTGGCTTCCCAATTGCTCGTGCTCGCGTTGCTTCAGGTGCCGTCATGGCTCTTGTTGCTGCAGGTGCATCTACTCTAGCTAAGCTAAAGGCTGACCCTATTGCAGAGATGGCTTCTAGAATTTCTCGCCTAGAGAAGATTACTACCCCTAAGGAAGACCTTCAGGCTCAGGTAGCATCTCTCAAGGCTAAGGTTGACGAAGCTAAGTCAGAGTTTGGATACATCTCTCGCGACGACAGAAACAAGTTGGCTGAAGAAGGCAAGGCTCTTCCAGATGGCTCGTACCCGATTCGAAACTTAGACGACCTAAAGAACGCTATTCAAGCTTATGGACGTTCAAAAGCTGAGGACCGCAAGTCCGTGAGAAATCACATCAAGAAGCGTGCTCGTCAGCTTAACCAGCGTCACCTAGTTCCAGAAAACTGGAAGAACCTAGAGTCAGAATCTATTACCGCAAGTGCAGAAGATCTACGTAACAGATTAGCTGCATTCCAGGAGGCCCTGGGAAAAACCTTCGCGGTTGATGAAGTTCCTATGGATATGATGCCAACGGATATCGAAGACATTGCTAACGGCAAGGTTGAGGTAGAGGCTGGCAAGTTTATTCCTGGAGTAAATCAGCCGCGTGATATCAAGGGTCGTTTCCGAGACGTTCTAGCTAGACTAAAAGAAGACCTTGGCGATGCCGAACTGGCTGACGTAAACAGCCAGATTCGAGAAGTTGAGAAGATGAGTGGTCTTGGAGACTATCAGGATGCGGCTAAAGCCGGTCAGGACCTTCTAAGCCTACTAGACCGACTTGACGAAGGGTCACTAAACAAAATTTCATTGGAGAATGTCCGAGCCACAGCTGCAGAGCTAGGCAAGGTCATCTCTAACCTACCTCTACCTTTTAGCAACCAAGCTCAAAAGGTGAGGTTCTCAGATCTTCCTCCGGCTCTTAGAGACCTTATGAAAAATATGGTTGAAAGGGTCGAGGAAAAAATAGGTAAGGAAGACGCAGACAAAGCCACCAAAGATTTGAAGGGTTTTATGTCTGGCAGTGATGTTTACAGCCAGTCAGACATCTCTTCTCAGATGGCTACCATGCTACGTCTACTTACCTAAATAATAAAGATATAAAAACTAATGTAAAATAGAGTTCAGGTGGAGTGCCTGTGTGCTTCTTGCACGAGTCCCTTCGCCTTGTACCGAAAGCAAGTGGGAGAACCCCTCCCACCAACTGTCCTAAGGAGGACCAGTGGATCAGATTAAGTCGCAAGTAGATAACCTTGCGGAGCTAGGTGACGAGCAAGTTGCTGCGCTTCAGGAGGCTATCGTAAGCGAGTTTGAATCGTTTGAATCACAGGACCCTACAGCTGAAACAGTTGACGCTATGACATCTCTTGCTGACATGTTGGACACCGTACGCGGTGAAGTCCAGCGTCGCGAAGCTGCTGCAGAAGAGCTTACTGCTCGTGCTGCTGAAGCAGCTATGCGTGTCAAGGGCATGGATGGCCAGGAAGAATCTCCAATGGAAGAAGAAGTTCCAATGGAAGAGGAAGCTCCAGTTGAGGAAGTTCCAGTAGTTGAGGAAACTCCAATGGATGAGGAAGAAGCTCCAGTAATGGGCGACGACTCTGAAGACATGGTTCCTGGTGAAGAGGACGAGGAGAAGAAAAAGAAAGACTACAAGTCTTACTCCTCTGACGATTCTGTAGATGCGTCTGCCGTTGTAGCCGAAGGTTCTGAATTTTCAATTGAGACCGAAACCGCAGTTGAGGCCAGCGTGGCCGAGACAACCCCAACCGAGGAAGAGGCAGTTGTTGCTTCAGCCGAGGAAACCGCAGAGGTAGTTACTGAAGAAGTAGCTACTGAGGCAGAAACCCCATCAGAAACTATTGCTCCAGAAGAGCAGGAAGAGCAGGCCATCGTGACCGCTTCAGCAGAACAGCCTTTCGAGGCCCCAGCTGACCGTCAGCCTGTAATCGAAGTTTCGGAGCCAGCAATTAAGGTGGCAATCACCGCTGGTGCCGACATCCCAGGTTACACAGCTGGCACAAACCTAACCGACATGAACGAAGTTGCATCAGCAATGGAAAAGCGTCTCCACACCCTACGTCGTGTAAACGGCGGAGACGGAGAGCAGCACATTGTTGCATCACTAACCGTTCAGTATCCAGAGTCTCGTACTCTTACCACCGACGCAGAGTCAAACGCACTTAAGATCACTGCTGCAGCCGAGGAAACCCAAGCACTTGTTGCTTCTGGTGGCCACGGTGCACCTTTCGAAGTTAAGTACGACATCTTCGGCCTCGGTTCAACCACTGACCGCCCAGTTCGCGATGCATTGCCTCGCTTCCAGGCAGACCGTGGCGGTATCCGCTTTGTAACCCCACCTTCATTCATCACCTACAACGCAACCGCAGCTAACTCGTACAACTACCGCGACGCAGTTGGTATTTGGACCGCAGCTAACGACTCAGCTGAGACTCCATCACCATCAACCAAGCTGAGCATGACTGTTACTTCTGCAGCAGAGAACACCGTCTCAACCGACGCTGTCACTTTGCAGCTACAGTTCGGTAACTTGATGACTCGTGCTTACCCAGAGTTGATTGCTCGCCACAACGAGCTAGCTCTTGTTCAGCACGCTCGCGAGGCAGAGCTCAACTTGCTAGACAAGATCTCAGCAGGTTCGACCGCTGTTAACGCACACGTTGCTACCACTGAGGCTCCTAGCCTTATTGGTTTTGCTCGTGACTTCTTGGTACAGGTTCGTAAGGCAGCTGTTGCTTACCGTTCACGTCACCGTATCGACGCTGGAACTCGCCTAAAGGCAATCGTTCCTGCGTGGATCTATGACGCGATGGCAGCAGACCTAGCTCTAAACATGCCTGGCGATGGCACCCTAGGTGTTGGCGAAGCAGAGATCAAGGGCTACCTATCAAGCTCGAACGTTGACATGGTTAGCTCGCTTGACCTCAACGCGTTCCTTGGTCAGGCTGGCTCGGCTGCTCGACTACTAGAGTTCCCAGACCAGATTACCTGGTACTTGTTCGCTGAAGGAACATTCTTGTTCCTAGACGGCGGAACTCTAGACCTAGGTATCATCCGTGACAGCACCCTAGTCGGCACCAACGACTACAAGATGTTCATCGAAACCTTCGAGAACGTTGCCAAGGTTGGTATCGAGTCACTTGCAATCACCAGCTCATTGAGCATCAACGGTGTTGCTGCAGCTCTACGCGACACCACTGGTGGCGCAACTGCGGCTGCAATCGAGGACTAAAAACCTCTCAAGTCCGCGTGTGGCGGCCCCTTCGGGGGCCGCTACATACGGCAAAACTTAGACTTTACATTTAAGGATTAAAATGGCTTTCCCAAAGAATGGCGTTATCGAGGCACCAAAGATTGTGCCTTCCGCTTTTGGTCTACTCGCTGTAGTAAAGCCTCAAAACTCAGCCAACGAAGACCAGTGGGTCCGTGGGTTCTCACAGGAGTGGGAAACAACACTTTACTCAGCGACTAACTGGGACGACACTGACTCCACTAGCGGTCAAGTAGTTGTTGCTGGCACTCCTACTTACTACACAGAAATTAAGCCTTGGTTCATTGAAGCAGAGGAGCTTCGTTCAACCCTAGGTTTTATGGGCTTAGACCGTATTGCTCGTTTAAAGCGTCAACTTGAAGCTGTCACTCAGCACAGTATGGAGCAGGAACTTTGGGATGGAGATATCCGAATTGGCGAAGGTCACGCTAACCGAGCTTTAGTTTCTTCTGGTACCACCGTGCTCGATGGTTCAGGGCTTACAGCAAGGCGTGCCCTAGCAGTGCTAGAGAATGGTATTGGTCTGGCATCAGATGCTGGCGAGCAGGGAGTTATTCACGCAACTCGCGACGTAGTTGCCCTTCTTTCGAGCAACTCAAACATGCTATTTCACGAAACCGAAAAAGACCACCTACAAACTATGGGTGGCACACCTGTTGTTGTTGGTGGAGGCTATACTGGCAACGGTCCTCGTATTGATGCCGCTACTGCAACTATTACCAGTAACACTACGCTGACCATTAACACGTCTGGCCCTCACTACCTACTTGCAGGCGACACTGTTCGCTACTCCGTTGTCGGAGCGAACATCAACCAGTCTTCTACTTCTACAGCAGTCGTCACCAAAGTTGACGCTGACACAGTAACACTTACTATTGCAAGCGCCACCAACCGCTCTCAGGAAGCGGTTACTGGCTACATTCAGCAGCTGGGAACCAGCTCTGCAAAATGGATTTACGCCACCGGTACCGTCCGCACCTATTTGGGCGATATCGATGTCGTGAACGACAATCTAGCGCAAGCTTATGATGTGTCGGGTAATGCGAATGACATGCGTCTCAAAGCAATTCGCCCAGCGGCGGTTTACTTTGATACATCAATCCACCTCGCTGTAAGAATTGATCTTACAGCCTAAACCTAAGGAGAATAGCTAAATGGCTACTCAAGATTATGCTGCTAGCATCCAGGGTGTGTCGATTCGTGTCACCCGATTGGACGCCGCTGGCAACCTACTGACTGGTGCTGGCGACAGCTACACCACGTCAGCATTTATGCGTGTATCGTTCACCCCAGAATATGAAGAGGGCGACGAGATCACCGAAAAGAACGCTAACGGCGTTGTTTGTGTTACCTACAAGTCACCAGACACCCTAAAGCGTATTACCATGGAGCTTGCAATTTGTGAGCCAGACCCAGAACTATCTAACCTAATCTCAGGCGGTCTATTGCTCCGTAAGGACGTCAATAACGTAAGCAAGAGCATTGGTTGGGCTGCTCCTGCAGTTGGCGACGACCCTGCTGGTTTCGGTGTTGCTATCGAGGCTTGGTCACACGCTATCCGTGACGGTAAGAAGGCAACCACGCTTCCTTACTTCCACTGGGTATTCCCATACGCAAAGCTCCGTCAGTCTGGCGACCGTGTAATTGAGAACGGTATGCTTGCAACTACTTTCGAAGGCTATGGCTTGGGCAACTCTCTATTTGCTTCAGGTCCAGACATGCGCTGGGAGTTCCCTGTTGCTGCAGAGCGTCCATACTCGTACGCACGCACCGACTGGGCACCTGTTGGTCTTAAGGGCTTCTACACTTGGAACAGCGGTCTTGTTGCTGCTGTTTCTAACAAGGCTCTTACCAACAACGTTGCTACCCTAACCACATCTGCTGCTCACGGCTTTGTTCAGGGTGACTCGGTTCTTGTTGAGGACGTAGACGCAACCTTTAACGGTACCTACACCGTTGCTAGTGCACCTACAACTGTAACCTTCACTTATGCTAAGACTGCATCTAACGTAGTCTCGGCTGCTGTAAGCCCTGCCGGTGAGGCTACGGTTGCTAACCCAATCAACGAGCCTGCTGCTGCTGGAAGCTACACTGAGGTAACCTCAGCTGCTCTAGAAGCGGTTAGCGGTGCAACCACTGGTGGTTACAACGTTCCTGGAAACAAGGACTTTAACCCAGACAACGCCATTGACCGAATCATCGTTTCGAACGAGGACCTTTCGGCCTAGTATCAACCTTGGACGGGCGGTGCATCTTTCTGTTTACAGAGATGTACCGCCCGTACTACTAGTAGGAGAATAAAGTGACTTCACTTTGGGTAGAACCTGAAGAACTTGGCGACTATGCAGGAACCGAGTTTGCGCTCGAGGCCGCTCAGACTGCCTCGTACTTAATGTGGGCTATGTCAGGTAGAAAGTTTACTGGAACCACAACGGTAACTGAACGCTATGTTTGTGCTAAGCGTGCTTACCGACTAGGTCCTTCTTCTAAAAACTATTACGGCGTCCTAATTGCTGGTGAAGTTTACAACATTCCGATTACCGACTTTCAGGAGTACGCTGAGTTGGTTTCGGATGGACTCTCTCCCGAATCACGTATCAAACTTCGCGGACGCCCTGTGACAAAGATTCACTCTGTCAGAACTAGAGACGGACGCATTCTCGAAGAGAGTTCATATTATCTAGTTGACCACTCTACACTTCAAGCAGCGGCAGGTGTTCCGTGGACTCCTTGTAACGTCGAGATTACTTACACCTACGGCGCTGAGCCACCAACAGCCGGAAAGATGGCGGCTCGCACTCTTGCAATTGAGTTTGCAAAACTTTGGGCCGGAGATGATGACTGCGCTCTACCTCAGCGCATTACTTCTATTTCGCGTCAGGGCGTTTCTTACACCCTACTAGACAGCCAAGATTTTATTGAGGAAGTACGTACCGGTCTTTATGCGGTAGACCTATTCCTAAAGACCGTAAACCCTGACAAGGCTAAGGCTCGAGCTAAGGTGTTCTCGCCAGACCAGCCTAGGGCTCGTCGCTACACCCCTAAGGCTCCTCCACTAACAGCCAATGCACTGATGGACCTTTCAGTAGTCAGAAACACCCCTGCTACTTGGAACTCGGTCACTGCTGGCGTCGACACGTCTACCTTTATTGGAGATAACGGGTGGCTGCCAGTATTTACTATGTTTAACTACAGCGAGGCTAAGTCTCTCGATTTAGAATCTCAATACATAACTGTAAACGAAACTACCGGAAGAGTCGACATATCGGTTCCTTACGTAGACGCCCAGAGGGCTATCGGAATGGTAGACCCTGGTTCATGGACTCTTTACGCTACCAAGACCGTTAACGGTATTGAGAGTGTAATGGAGCTTGCTTCTGGTAACCTCCAGATCAAGTTATACAGCTAGAAGAAAGAAGGTAAGTTATGTCAGGAATTCAGACTAACTTCCGCGCAGTAGACATGATTGGTGCAGCTAAGCCTGCATCATCTACTGCTAAGGCCGCTGCAAAGCCAGCCAAGCCAGCTAAGCCAGCTAAGGTTGAAGAGCCTGTAGTTGTTGACGCTGTAGTGGAGGCACCTGTAGAGGTCGTTGCTGAAGAAGCAGCCGCGGAGTAATTATGACTACGGCAGTGGACGTTACAGGATATTCAGAGGATGCTCTGCATTTAAAAAACTTACTCGACGGCGCAGTTGATCGAGTGGTTTCTGTCTACCAGTCCTATAACGTTCCACTGCCGAGTCGCCAATACTGGACTATGGGCACCCCTGTAGTTGACTGCGAGCAGATGGTAGTGGCATTCAATCAGCTGTACTTAGGTGCACCCGGCGTTCCTGCCGGAGAGCCCCAGCGTTGCAACGTCCCTAGGACTGTGACTCTAACTATAACTATTGCCAGGGAGTTCCCTGTAGTCGGGCAAAACGGTAGACCGCCTAGCCCCGAAAAGATTCAGCAGGCTTCCAACATGTCTGCAATCGATTCCTGGATTCTGATGGAGTCAGTACGAGAGTTTGATATGTGGGACGACACCGGCTACGGCTTGGGTGTCATTGCTACCCTAGATGCCCAGGAGCCTCTGGGCGGGTTCCAGATGGTAAGTATGGAAATCGTGATGGCGGTGCCATAATGGCAAAAATCATCACTACATTTAACTACCCTGAAATCGATAAACTTTTAAATAGCCCTAGTGGAGATACAGGCCGATACTTAGAGAAAAAAGCCAAAAGACTTAGGGATGCAGCCAGGGCACAGGCGGGATTTAACACCGGGAGACTTCGTAGATCTATTAGGGTATATGGGCACAAAAGGTCTTTACTCGGCCAAAAAATTCAAATTGGGTCTTCTGTACCATACGCGCTACTACACCACGAGGGCACTAGACCACACATTATTACCCCGAAAAACCACAAGTTTTTGAAATTTAAACCTTCTAAGCCTTCTGCTCGTAAGGGCTGGAACGTTCTTGCCGACGGGTCAGTATTAGCCCGTAAAGTGCGTCATCCTGGAACTAAGCCAAATAGGTATCTGTCAGATAGCGTAAAATATATACGTGACTAATTTAGTCACCTAATGATAGATAACAAAGGATAAAAGATGGCAAAATTCAAGGACTTTGGTATTGGTGGCGCAGACCCTAATGCTGAACCGATTAAATTCGTTATTCACGGAGAAGAGTTTGAGTGCATTCCTGAAATTCAGGGCAAAGTGCTATTAGATTTGATTGCTGACTCTAGCTCTGACGATGCTGTAAGAAATGCTGAGGTTTCAAACAAGTTCTTCTCTAAAGTTATGACCTCCGACAGCTATGAAAGATTTAACACTCTTTTAGTTAGTAAAGACAAAATTGTCTCGGTGGAGACATTGGGAGAAATCACGGGTTGGTTGGTGGAGCAATATTCTGACCGCCCCGAGATGCGGTCATAGGTCTTATTCAGTGGGCTGTTGACCTATGGCCATACGTAAACGGTAAAGGATTGATGAGTGGAATGAGTCTAGCGAGTATGGAGGCATCTGACATGCTAGACACTTTCCACTTCTTTTTTGAAGAAGACGTTCGATATGTGTCTGAGGAACAAACTGTTTTTATGGACGCATTTAGGACAAATATTTATAGAGAGTTTTATAAAAAAGAATATAAATATGCTTCTAAGCGAAGTAACAACGCTTCAGGTTTAGACTCTCTAGATGACCCCCTAACCTCTGATGACCAACTAGGTCGAGAAGAAAATATTAAAGTGTTTTCTCCTAGAGAAAAGGTGGCCAAGCCCTACACCCCCCCAACAGCAATGTCGGCAGATGACATTAAGCCGTTTGGTTCCGTATTAGATTCACCAATTAACTAGAAGGAGGTGAGAACGAAAAATGTCAACTAAAGTATTTGATGCTCACGGTGATTTGCATATAAACACTAAAAACGCCGAAAAAAATATAAAAAAGACTCGCGACTCTATAGACAGAATGAACGAGCGAATAAGCATATTTGGTGACAGCATGACACATGCTGACAGAATGGCGCAGTCTTTAAGTAGAAGGCTGAGGGCTGGATTTAATACTGGTCTTGAGGCTTCTACAAGACGCGGAGAGACAGGAATATTGTCTCTTGCAAATGCTTTAGAAGTTGCTGGTTCTGGATTTAAAAAGACTGACAACGAATCTGTATTAGCTCTTAGGTCTTTCCAAAAATTCCAGAGAAGAAGCTTTGTTCTACAGACGGCACTCGGTGCTTTAGCTGGCACGCTGGGTGACCTTGCCGGAGGATTCCTATCTCTAGTCGGAGTTGCTGCGCAAGCTGCCTATGCTTTTGTCGGTGTTGGTACTGCTTTAGTCGGAGTAGTCGCTGGATTTATTGTTGCTAGAGTAGCGATGAGTGGAGTTGGCAAAGCTTTAGGTCAACTTTGGAACGGTCAGAATCAATACAATAAAGCTCTTAGAGATGCTAAAAGAGATCTTAGAGACTTACGCTTTGAACTAGAAGGCGCGGTGTTGAGCGAAAAAGAAGCTGCAATTGAGCTTGAAAAAGCTAGAACCCAGCTTGCCATGGCTCAGGATTTGCCTCCGGACAATATGATCCGCCGAGAAGCCGAGCTTGCCTACCAGCAAGCAGACCTAAACTATAGACGCGCAAAAGCTAGAATAAAAGATTTACAGGACACAATCAAGCGTGGTGGAGATCAGCAAGATAGGTTAGCTGCGGCAAATCCATTTAGGAACATGACTAAGTCGCAAATTGCGTTTACTAAATTTTTATTGACACTTAAGCCTCAGATTCAAGCCCTAAAAGAGGCAGCATCTTCTTCGTTCTTACCTCCTTTACAAACTGCAATAGAGACTATAGTCTCTAAAACTTTCCCGACCTTAGAGCGGGGATTCCAGCAACTGGGCTCCGCTATGGGGTATGCCTCAATTCAATTTGCAAATACTTTTAATAAACCGGAAAATGTCAAAGCTCTCCAGGATTTCTTTACAGACTCCGCCCCTAGACTAAGGCAACTCGGGGAGGCTTCTAGCAAATTCCTGGGTGGATTCTTAAACTTGATGAGAGCGTCTAAACCTTTAACTGACAGATTTATAATTTGGATTGATAGCGTAGCAGCTAGATTTGAAGTTATGACAAAGAATACTAGTCTTACTAGATTCTTAGATTTAGCTGGGTATGTTGCTTCTCAAATTGGAAATGTATTCGGGTCATTTGCTGACGGCATAGGCAACATAATGGAAGCTAATTTTCCTTCTGGCGGCGGGGGTGCCGGTCAAGTATTGCTGGACTGGCTCAATGGAATTGCTCAGGGATTCAAAAACTTTACCGGGGCTGAAGGATTTTCTAAGTGGCTCAAGGACACTACTACTAATGCCACGGTTGCCCTAGGGGTTATTGGCGATTTTCTTAACATTTTTATACAGCTATCTGGTAGGCCAGAAATAAAGCAATTCTGGGAAACCTTAGGAAAGTCTTTCCCGGCCTTAACTAAAATTCTTATGGACGGTGTGAAAGCTGCTCCGGCTTTTGCTGCATTAATAGTTTCTATGATGGAACTTTTTGCACTCTTTTCTGATAGTGGTACTTTAAAGATATTCTTCGACACTTTAAGAATTATTACAGATACTCTTGTAAATTTATTGACCCCCCTTAAACCATTAATAGATTTGATAAGCCAGTTTAACGGTGTTGTCTTAGCCGTGGGTCTAGCAATTATAGTATTTAAACTAGCTGGCATGATTTTTATGGCAATTCTTGGAAGAATAGCTGCTACTATTGGGGGAGGTGTCGCTGGGTTTATAGGTCTAGCAAAGGCTGGTACCAGATTTAACACTGTTCTAGCTACCTCAGAACGTCCAATGGGCAGGTGGGGTAGAAACATGACTAACTTCATACGCAACCAAGGCAATGCCAACCGTGCTATGAATAGAAACGCTAATGACTTTTTCACTTTACAGTACAATATGAAGGAGTATAACACTCTACTAGCTTCTAAGCCTACAATATATGGCAGAGTTACTGGAGCATTAAAAGTATATAGACAGGCTATAAGAGAAGCTACTACCTCTACTAAACAAAAAATGACGGCAGTTAAAAGTGAAACTGCGGCTAGCACGGCTTCTGGCACTGAGGATAAGAAAAAAGTTACAGGTCTTAGACTTATAAAAAGTAGCTTTAAAGACGTAGTCAACTCTGTCAGAGAATATAACACTGTAATGAAGGCAAAAACTGTTGCCGACGTAGCAAATAATGCTGCAGCAAAAGAGGGTCTAGCCACGGCTAATGCAACCAACGAGTCTCTGAGAAAAAGAAATCTTATAAATAGAATGGGCGGTGCTGGCACGCCGGCCGGTAGAACTTATAGCGGTCCTGGCGCTATGGGAGCTGTTGGCGTGGGACTCGCCGCGCAGGGATTGATAGCTGGGGCAGCCGGTGGAGGCATGACTGCTGGAAGTGCTATGACTGCAATCGGCGGTGCTGCAATGTTCATACCTGGTGGAATGATTCCAGGATTAGCACTAGGTATTGTTGGCGCAATAACTCAAGGATTTGAAGGCGCTGCTCAGGCTGCAAGGGAAAAACGTCAGCAGATAGTTGCAGATAAAGTACAGATTACTGCTCAGAGTGTATCGACCACTTCGGCTCAAGTTAGTGACGAAATATCCAAACTACTGGCTACGGGCAAATACACTTTGTCCGAGGCAACCGCAGAGGTGCAAAAAAGAAGATCTGTATCTGACCAGATAGCAGCTGGAGCAGGAGCAAGTAAAGATAAGTTAAGTCAAGTTAGAGTAGCGTTTGAAGACGCTGGAATCACTGCTGGCAGTGAAGTTATGAAAAAGCTTTTAGGTGCGGCGGCTAATTATTCTTTCTATAACAATACTGCTACAGCTGAAAGTATTAGCAGTGCTATACTGGCTGTCAAGGACAAGGATGGTTTGGCGGGGGTAGACGCTGCTTTTGCAAAAGTTTTAGATTCTAGCGGAAATGCTCTAAAAGTTCAAGTTCAAAATATTGATGACGTGAACGTAGTTAGAGAAGTTACCACGGAGCAACTTACAAACAACCAGGTTAGCGCCATAGTTAAACTATTAAATGATCCTAAAAATTATAACATTAAAGGCACGGGGTCTCTAAAAGGAATAAATTTCTTTAACTCGCAGTTGCTAAGTGGATTTACGGATGAAGCAATTGAACTAGCAATGACTAAGCCAAAAGTTAAAAACCTTAATGACTATACTCAAGCTATTCTTAGAAATGCCGTAGAAGGTACGACAACTAAATTTTTAAGGGGTACTGGATACGAGACGCGCACCCGAGCCGATGGTAGTAAGTATGCAGCTCAAGTTCCACTTTACCAGGAAATTGCAGCTCCTGGTAAAGGAATGGAAGCAAATCTACAGGGATTGTATAACGGTGGATTGTATGACTTCAATACCGGAACAATATCTAGGAGCGCTACTGGAATGTTTTCGTCTAAGGATATATTCCCAGGTAGCAGTGATAGAAATCCTTCCACGGTGTCACTACTGCCTAGCTCGGTTGAGGTAAAAGACTTGTCTACGACTGCAAATAACTCGGCTAGGACTGCCGAAGCATTAGAGCTTTTGGCTGGCATGAAAAGCCCTGACGGTAAATACCTACAAATCGTAGACGTAAGTGCTAAAGATAAAGTTGCGCCTAAAATTGTAATTCCTAAGGGACTAACTGCTAGCCAACAAGAGCAATACGTAATACTAAACTTGGCACTAGAAGCAGCCTGGAAGAATTAAGGACTTAAACTATGCCAATCGATCCTACTACACAGGCGCAAGAAAATACCAAAGTAAATTCTGCTCTCCGCCCGATGCCCTACCCACACATCGAGGGCATGCAGCTCAATGCAGACATCGAGTTCATTAAGGTTATGCCTGACGACACCATCAAACGCTTAGTCTTTAATACTTCTGATGGCAACGGGACTCTTTTTATTTGTACGGACATCACTGGTTGGTGGGACATGCCTGCTCCTGAAGTGCCAGACATTCCTCGGGGGCTTGATGACGGCTCCTATGACGTCCGCGGTCGGTGGACTGCAAAAACCCTGACCTTTAAGGGTTCAATCATTCCTAAAGACCCTAGCTACACTGCCGCTGCTCGTCAAAAAGTTATGGAGTCGTTCGACCTTGTCTACACTGGCGGTTGGCTAATGGTGAAAGAGTCTCCAGTAAAAGCTATGTACGTACGCCTTACCGGGCAGCCAACATTTGAAAGCGCAACGGCCCGTGGGCGTCTAAACTTTACCGCCCAGTTTAAGGCCGTCGACCCTGTAAAGTACGATTGGTACGACGACATTAACGATAACTACACCACCTGGCCCGTGTCCATAGAAATAACCAGAACCAACAGCAAAATAAATGAATTTACTAGCAAGCTGGGCTATACCAAAAAGTTTACCGTTGGCGCTAACACCGTCTCTGTCATACCTACAGACGGAACTTCAATAGCTAACGTTCTTAATAGAGGTAATACCAACGTCAGCACTGTATTTAAGATTACCGGGCCGATGCAAGCGCCGGCTACCATTAAAAACGTTCAGCCTGACGGCACCATTCAAACCATAAAAATTATTAGAACTCTCAGGGATACCGGTTACAGTACAAATACTGCAGCCACCCCCATAACTACGTTGGAGCTTTCGTCTGGCGTGGCAACATTAGGCATACCTAATCATGGATTCTATGTCGGTGACGTTGTGAATGTGACGAGCATAGACACTAGATTTAACAAAAACAACGTTACAATTACTGCTACGTCTGCATCAGCCATAAGCTACACAAAAAATATTTCCAACGTGGTATCTATTGCGGTGACTAACAATATTGCAACTGTCACTACTCAAACAGCGCACGGGATATCTACGACTGCAGATGCATTTATAGATGGCTCGAGTAATCTAGCACTGACTGGAGTTCGCACTGTGACAAACACTGCTGCTAACACTCTTACATTTACCACCACGGGGGTAGCAAACATAACTGCATATGGGGGAACTATATCTCTTCAGGTACCGCAAGAGGCATACTCGAGCAATGGGATAGCGGCCCTCACGAGCGTAGATACTTTAGAGATAGATACGTACAACAGTTCGGTGCTGTATCGAGGGTTGCCAGACGGATCTAGATCTACTTTAGATGCAAATATTGATTGGATAAAGCTTCAGCCCGGAACTAACCAAATAACATTCACGAAGAGTGGCAATACTACTCCAACCGTCAATCTGAAATACAGATCCGGCTGGATAGGTTAGAATAGTATAAAGACGATTGACGTGAGGATGACATGGCTTATAGCAATATTCAACCTATAGCTAGCCAAAATGCGGCTAGGTATAAGTATTATACTGTAGACATTGTCTCTAACACGATTATTGGTGAAATTCCTTTCGAAGACGTGTCATACGAACGTTCACTAAAGGCTGCCGGAGCATTCAGTGGAAAAATCACTACCTCTCAGCAGACTGATGGTTTAGATTTATATAATTCAACTATGCCTGGAAAGACTGCGCTGTATGTAGTCAGGAACAACGAGTGCGTTTGGGGCGGCATTATTTGGGGCAGAACTTACGACATGCTTGGACGCAGTCTATCCGTATCGGCAGCGGAGTTTACTAGCTACCTATCACACAGGCTAATATGGAAAACTCACAGCTTTAGCTACGAAGCTAACCTTTCTGCACCCACTGGCACTGCTGACATATTTAAAGTTGAACTAACGTCTACGATTATGCAAAAAGCTTTGACGGTTGCCGACGATAACCTAGTCAACACTCAGGTCTATATTTCTTTTACTGACAATGCTTCTATGGGTAAAAACGGCTACTACGACGTGGTAGGAACTGAGACTACCGGTGTGTCATTTGACCCCGGAGTAAAAGCATTTTTTGTAAAAATACCTAACTTTAAATTTCCTACCGACTCTAAGGGAACTCAAACAAAGAGTTTCTACTCTGTCTCTGTTACTAGCCGAGCCGACACATATGAGTACGTTAGAACTCTAATCTCTGAAGCCTTCAAAGACTTTGTTGACATTGACTTTGCTAACGAGATTATCGAGCCTGGAGTTAGGGTACCTATCACTATAGCTACCAAGCAACTGACAACCGCCAATACTACTTACGGCGTGGCCACATTCACTACCACCGCTGACCACGGGCTAATTGTTGGCGAAAGAGTTAAGGTAGTCAACGTTGACACCCTACTAGATGGGCCTCAGACGGTATCTGAGGTCCCGAGCAAGAGATCTTTTAAAGCTATTCTAGACAATCCTAAAGGAAGCTACGACCAATCTACGCCCCTAGTGCTAGCAAACATTGACACTACAGCGGTTGTGCCTGCCAGGTCTTTAATTTCTAGAAGACGAAAAGTGCTTAATGACACTAAGACTATTAAGTCTGTCTCTAGGGTAGGAGGGGTAGTCACATTGACTATGGACACTACGCCAATTTTTGTAGTTGGGGAACAGATTATAGTAGTTGTCCCAGACACGGATCTGTGGAAGAAAAACATAAAAGGTAAATCTACAAAAATGTTTGATTATGCGGAGGCGGAGGCCGTAATCATAACTGGCGTAGATAAAGTAAAAAAGACTATAACTTACAAGGAAAATTTAACTCTTTATAACGAGACTATCTACAATATAACAGCCACGGTGCCGCCTGCAGATAAATCTAAAACTTACATTAAGAAATCTACTCCTTCGCCGCAGCTTAGACTGTTTCCAGCGGAGAGCATAGGTGTAAACATAGGAGACTCTATAAAAGTTTCTGGGGTGGACGACCACGGGTGGACTCAGCCATATTACAACGGTCACGCTACAATTTCAGATACCAGCGCGGGAATACCTAACACTATTACTAGCTACCAGCTAAGTAACTCGCTAGACGAGACGTTCGGAGTATTAAAAGTGTTTTTTGCTAATCTGCCTGACACTAATGAAGCTCCAGGTATATCTACTATTGATGATCAAACTGACGTATTGATTACTGGTTTAGATGAGAGATTTGACAATCAAGTTTGGCAGACGTCCGGTGGAACTTTATTTGATCCGTTGGCAGGAGTATCAGGGCTGTGGAAAGTAGAATTTATTGTACCGTACCTGTCTGAAGACCTGACAATTATTTCAGCGCCAGCTGGAGCTACGGCTACAGTGAGTGGCGGTTTATGGTTTCAGTACGCACCTGTCTGGGAGAATGCTAGAACCACCTTGCCTGAGCCCGGCGCAGAAAACTCTATCACTCACGTAAAGTACACTAAGCCATCCGGTAGTGGTACGTACGGAATTCTCACGGTGTGGCTCGGCGGGGAAAGTATTTACAATACTGGAGACAGCTTTGACCTAGTGTTTACCGATAAAGACATGGCATCTAAATTTGATGGCGGTAGGATGGCTGTGTCATCTAATCCTGAAGATGGCATTTTGTCTTTTAAAATAAAAAACACCACCGCGATAAGCAGCAATGCCCCTACAGTTAAAACGGCTAAGACTGGCAAAATTACCAGAACTATGACAAAAATGGTTCCCGAAATTATTGAAGCATTCCAAATTACCCACATTGGAACTGATGGCGCGGGGAACGTAGCTACTGCGCACACCGCTATTCCTCACTCGCTTGATGTCGGTGACTATGTTGTGCTGTCTATTCCTCAGGAGTCCTACTCCAAACTGTCTAACAACGGCGAGCCTATAAAAATTGTAGCGGTTCCAGACTCCAACAGATTTCAATTTTTAACAGAAGAAAAACTTGTCTCTCAAAAAGTATCTAATATAACTACAGTGGCTACGTCAACAGACGGTAAATTAATGACTCTTACCACCGGCGGTGTGGCAAATGTTACTAGTGGGGCTAGAACTGCAAATATTGTCAGTATATACAATGGAGGTGCTGGGTCCACTACCGGTCTATACCTGCCAATGATAACTCTAGATGCTAACCACTCGAGTGCTCCAGGAGAGTCTGTAACGATTTCCGGGCTTCCAGCTGCCACCTTCGGCTCGGTGTCTGGTGGAACATCCTTGACTACTAAGTCAATTAATTACATTAAGAATGAGAGCAAGATCGGCACCGATGGTAGTTTAATCAGAGTATTAAGAATTCAGTTCTCATCCAGTCATGGGTTCTCCCAGGATAAACTTCAGAGCTACCCTAAAGTTACAGTGTCAGGTCTTCCGTCATCTGTAACTCCTCAGTACTATGACACCCAGTCATACCCTCCAATACTTAGAACCGGCGTAGTAGTTACTTATCTTAACAATGTTATTCTTAAAAGACGAATTACTAGCAATAAAGCAATATTTACTACCTGGGGGCGTCACGGGCTGGTTGTGGGAGATTCAGTAAAACTTTCTGGATTCAAATCCACTAAAGATAAATTCTTAAACGGGACTCGTACGGTTACTGCAGTAACTTTAGAAACATTTACTGTAAACTACACGGCTTCTAACCTAGCCGAGGCCGCCTGCAGCGCAGACGCCTCGACCGTCCGGAACACCACAATAAGAAAAAACTTGTCTGTATACAATGGGACATATCCTATAGAGTCTATACCAAACTCGACTACTATTGTTATAGCGGTTCCTGATAAAGAATTAGACGTCGTTAAAACCAGTACTAATGAGTCTATAAATACCTGGTGGACAGATGTAGACATTGCGGGGACAGTGACCTTCCCTGCTACTTCCGGATCTGCTCCCAAACTTACACCCGATCTATCTTTAATCAACGGGCAGACCACGGTTTGGGACATAGGTGGAGCGCTATACCCAACTAAATTCTTCTTAAATATTCCTGCGCTAGACACCAAACAAGAAATTATAACTAACGCTTCTGCAACCCCTGGCGTTGCAACTTTTGCTGGGCGAGTTGTGACTATTGCTAACAATACTCCGCACGGGCTGTCTGTTGGAGACCATGTATCCGTGTCCGGTATAGGTGGATTTTATTCGACTCTATACGGAACCTACATCCCTCTTGGACTGGTAAACGGTAAACACAGAATTGTTTCGAAGACCAACACTACTATTACTATTAATAGCCCCCTCTACATCGATGCAAACGGTTACCAAACCTACTTTGTAAATAAAACACTAAGTTCCGATGAAATTAACTCAGCTGTTTTGAATAAAGAGTTTAACGTTGAAGGCGCTGTAGCATATAAAGACTACAGGAGAACAAGTCCAGGCACGGTAAAGAAAATTTCTAACATAGTTAGATCTGCAGATGGTGCCTATGCCACCGTAACGTCTCCTGGTCACGGCTTGTCGGATGCCGAGCTAGTTTATATAAATGTATATAGCTCTACCGGTGCAGTATTCAATCAAATGAATGCAGTTAATGTAATAGGAAACGTGACTGCAGATACTTTTACATATAACTTTAATATGCAAGATTCTATAGATAGAATCTCGGTCAAAGCTTCCGGAATAGTGATACTCTATACTCCAGCAAATAGCGCCCACAGATTTTCCACGGGGGATCAAATTACTTTAAGTGAGTTCTATAAGCAGGATAACTCAGCAATAACTGCGCTAAACGGAAATACTTTCACTATTAAGTCCGTAAGCGGAAACCAGATAACTATTTCTGGAGTTGTAGGCCTTACTCCGGCTAACTTTAAAAGCCCGTACACTTTAAAATCCTGGGGTAGCATAGACTTTGCGGTCGGAGGAATAACGTCTGTATCGGCTCAGAACGGTAGCGTTATTATTGCTCCGACGGTATCTAAAGAGCCGGTTGTGTATAGGAATACCTATGGAGAATTTCCGGAAAATGCTGATATGGGAGGTATGGAATTCTCTACTTCTAATTACAGCGAACGTCCTCCTCAGGCTAGCCAGCCTATTAGAGGAAGTCAGCTAGTAAATCTAGGTGGGCACCTCGAGCAATACTCGGGCTCTATTAATGGATTTGACTACAGAATTGATTGCAGTTTAGAGACTGATTCTGTTACTGGAACTTATAAATTTAAGCGAACCTTTGTCTTAGTGCCTATATACCCGGAAAGTCTAACTACCTACCTAAAGAAGTTGAACTACCAGAGGCAAGACCCCATAACTTTAGAAATAGACTACGCTTTGGCCCCTGGGCAAGTAGCTGATCCTGTAGCATTTGGCGCAGATAAATTAGTATTTGAGTACCCTGGAAACATATCCAATGTTAGCGTATCTGAGAATGCAGAAAGCTCTGCTACCAGGGTATTTATTACTCGTGGTGGAAGCGATGGCGGTTCCGGTGGAGAGTCTCTATATTCGGCAGCCTCTGCTACAGATTTGCTGGCTGCTGGCTGGCCGTTATTAGATAGGTCTGAAACTCAAAGTTGGCCGGTACAAACATCTACCGGTGCCATAAATACCGATAACTGGGGAAATTATGATGCCGAACTAGATTTCTACAAAACTGCTAAGCGGTTCTTATATGAAAGTAAGCCACCTATTGGCGACTTCACGATCTCGGTTAACGGTTCAATGAACCCTACCGTCGGGACGTTTAACCCTGGGGACTGGTGCTCGCTAAACATTAACGACGCTTTTGTTAAGTCTCGCTTAGCCAGTGCTTTGGAACTTAGAAAAAACGTTATTGTTAGAAAAATTGACGCCATTAGAGTGTCTGTTCCCAATAATCCAGCCTTCCCCGAGCAGGTAGACTTGACTCTAGTTACAGATTGGCAGGTCGACAAAGTTGGCGAGTAGACGTTTAAGAAGGACTAAAAGCTTTAGTTCATATTTAGCAAATCTAAATCAAGACATAGAAACGATTAAGTACAATGCTATTAATCCTCAGATATCCAGCTCTTCTATAGATGCAGGAAATCTAGTAGACAGACTAATTTTAAACGAGCAGTCTGTAGAAAGCTATTCGTATCAGGAAGGCCTGAGCGGATGGAAAATCAGTGCAAGTGGTGTGGCAGAATTTTCTGACGTATACGTTCGCGGAGATATTAACGCTAGATCTGGAAGCATAGGCTATTGGAACATAAGTAGCCCAGAAGTTACTAGAAGGATTGGCAATAAGTCTCTACATGGAACTTTTTTAGAGAGCGAAGATTTAGGAGTTAACGACAGCGGTAAGACCAATGGCACTTACGTTGGGCTATATAAATCCTATGTAGATATCCCTGTGCCCATTACCTCTGCTTTCAGAACAGAAAATGTTGCCGTTGTATATGCTCCTAGCCATGAGTACGTTGTAGGTGATTTTGTTTATGTCTCTATAGAAAACAACTTCGGTCTTTCTACTGGTAATCTTCCTGTGGAAGTTATTGAAGTTGGCTATGGATACTTTAAGTACATAAATAAAGGAAATAACATACCGCTCAACTCTACGACAATTACGTACAATGGGTCGGGCACTCCCACGGTAACTGATGTAATTAATACCGGATACAGTCAACTAGCTAGCACTGACGCGGCTGGGCTATATTTGCAAGACTACGGTAAGCGAATCTTTGACTACGGGTATTTCTCTAACGATGGCGTTGCGTACGCTTCGGCTAAAACATATAACTTGGTTTTAAATCCTAGCCTTGAGTATGTTAACTCTTCTGGCAATACCGTGTCTTCTACTAGTAGCTGGACTAACGGAAATACCTCAAGTATTGTGACATTTGGAGCTGTGTCATTTTCAAACGTAGCTGTGGCCGGACTGTATGAAAATAATAGTGAGTATGGTCTTCAAGTTGGGTGGACTAGCACTCCAGCAAACTCAACTTTTTCCGTAGAAGTTAATTACTCGCTAGTAAATTCTTTGATTTCTGCAGACCCTACTATGTACCTACACTTTGACGTTTTTTCTGCGCCGTTTCACCAAGCACCTTCAGTGCTTGTTGACAGTTATGTGGAAAATGTTATTAGTAACGTTAGTGTAATCACCGTAACTACTAATACTGCGCATGGGCTAACTGCTAATGATTATATCTATGAAACATTTTTTGGGTCCGCTGGAAGCGGTACCCCCGAGCAGATTTTCCCTGGCGGTGGCTCTGCAGTAGTTCAGGTATCTTCGGTTGTGTCTAACACGGTCTTTAGAATTCTCAATACGTTCAATAGGCCTACCGCAGACACTGGAAACTATATAGGAACTGAAGACCGTGAACAAGTCAGGGTCGCAAAACTTAATATACCAGAGTTTAATGCCAAAGATATCTATTTAGATTTTGGAAACTCTAGCTCTCCAGTGCCTTTAGACGATGTTGCCACTCCGGAATGGGCTCTTCTTTCTGACACTTATAAATATTTTTCTGTGACAAACTCTGAATTAAACGCGTCTATAGTAAATGATTATGGAGATAATCGAATTGAATGCTCGAAGTTGCCGGCTCTTGGCCCTGTAGACAGGGCATCTACTATACCTACTAGACTAAATTCGGAAATAACTATCAGTTTAGCTAAACTGTACGCTAAATACAAAGAGGCCAACCCAACGGGGCTGGCTAATGGCACCAATTTTAAAATTGTATTCCCCGGTAAGGTTACTTCTTTCCAGGTTGGCGGAACTACTCACGCAGGTCTGTCAAGCGGATCTTTAGTATTTGATAATGTGTCACTATCCACAGAAAAAAGATTCTTTTTTGCTGACTCCGGGTCATCTGCCTATTCTTGGTATGACTCTGAGGCTATACCCAGCACTCCATCGGTTCAGCAGACTAAGAAATGGTTAGATATTGATTTAGAAACTCAGACGGCTAACTATAAATACACGGATCTTATGGAGTTTAAGAGCCCGTCTTTTAGCGGAGATTTAGATAGCAACCCTGGACTCTTTAGCACCGCTCTAATTGAGCCAGAGCAGGTAGTTTGGCAGGAACTTCATCAAGACTCCACCGCTAGCTACTTCTTTTCTTCCAGCGGTAGTTACGTAAGACCGTCTAATCTTACAGGAGATTACGTAAATTATGATGCAAGCTTACAGAGCTATTCGGTAGCTGTAATCAACTCTAACCACACTTCATATCAAATTAGCAGTGACATTGCGTACTACAATTCCAGCGGAGCGCACGTCAGCACTCAGTCTGCTTCACTAGCTCTAGACTCTTATGAAGATACTGCTACAAATAAAGGCGCTCAAGCGTGGCTTAGCGCAGATAATATTATTTTTAGTAATAGAAATAATAGAGCTTTAGAAGTTAATTTATACGGAAATATGAGTATAACTGGCAAGTTTATTTCTACCGGAGCTAAAGTTATTATTCCGCAGCCTACTCTAGATAATTCATTGGATAACGCAGCAGTTGAGTTTGATACCTATGCTGCCACAACTAAGTACGTTAAAGACAGTCAACAGGTTTACTACTTAGCCGGCGGCCTAACTTCAGACAAGAGTGCGCCTAAAAAGATATACGTTAGTAATACCACCCCTAGCAGTGGTACTACCGGAGATATCTGGATTCAGATTTAATCATGGCTTTTGTCCCGAGTGTAATTGGCGAAACCGTTGCTAGCGCCGCAGATATACTGGATGCGAATGGGTTTGGTTTTTCTGCTGCTTACACCACTGTAGGAGCCACTGCTGGCAATGACGGAACTGCCGCGTCTCAGAGCCCGGGTGCGGGAACTAACCAGCCTTTGTTTACTGTAGTCACAGTAACTTTTTATCAGTATGTTCCGCCTGTATCCCCGCCTAGCGTGTCCATAACTGCTACTAGAACTACAGCATATTCAGTATCGATTACGTACAACGTAACTGCATCTGGCGATGGGGGAACTACTTCTTGGTCGGTCGTACGAGACGGTAGCACTAGCGTTGCTAGCGGATCGCTTGCTGCCGGGGCATCTACTGGAAGTGTGACTGTTTCGGTAGCTGTAACTCCAAGGTCTACCAGGTATTCATTTACCGTATCTGCTTCTAATAACGGGGGTAGCGTTTCTGCTACTGCTTTCGATTTACCTGCTAATCCCGTCAGTACAACTGCTCCATCCGGATTCATATCTGTTAGTCAGGTACCAAACTCTCTCACCAGTCTAAATCTTTACTACGGTATTTTTTCTGGGTCGGGCACTAACGTTGGAAGAACTTACTACACAATATCCGGTACCGGGGTTCCAAGTGGCATAGCTAGCGGATCTTTTCCCGCCGGGGGGGCTGGCGAAGAGTTTACCAGTGATACTGAATCTGTACTATCTCCAGGAGTTGCCTACACCTACACGCTAGTTCTAGCTAACAACAGGCTTGAAGTAACCTATACAGGAACTGCTTCTACTCCTGCAATATACGCTCCGACTAATTTCCAATCCGACGCGGCCTACCTAACGGATACCTCTGCCAGACTTACGTGGACCCCTTCAGCCACCCCTGGAGTCGCTTACGTAATTAATGGTAGTGGCGGTGACGTTTCTTACACTCCTGGAAATAACTTTGCCACTATAACTAATCTATCCCCGTCTACGCAATATACCTATAATATATATGCAACCCTTGGTGCTAGCGAGTCTGCTACCGTAAGCGTTGTTTTCACTACAGCTGCTGAAATTAAAACTATTGTACCAACGATTACTGCGGTTCAGAGTGGCGGAAATGCGGCTGATGTTTCATGGAGTACCGTCGTAAGCCCTGGCATATCTATTGCTTTTGCTGAAGTGTATGGCCCGAACCTGAGTGCTGGCGGATTGAGCGGTAGCGCCGGAGTGTATGACCTCTCTCCTGGCTCTACGTACACTTGGTACATAGTTGTATACGGTACATACAATGGCAATGGAATTGTCGGGTTCGATGAAGTCCCTCTAACCATTAGCGGTACTGCAGATGGTGCACCCACCACTCCTCTAGATTTTAGTGCTAGAGCTCTAAGCACTTCATCCTTAGCACTTTCTTGGTCTGCATCTGATGCTGGCGGATATCTGCCAGTAAATTATTATATATCCGGACCTGGCACAATTTCATACTCTCCTACCATCAATAATTATGCAACTGTGACAGGCTTGTCTGCCAACACTAGCTACACATATAGTCTGTATGCTCAGAATGCAAAAACTACATCTCCTAACACCTCGTCCACCGTAAGTACTACGGGCACTACTCTTGCTAGCAATGCAAACGTTTCAGTTATTGTGCCGAGCATTTCAGCGGTCTCAAACCCGGCTGGTACAGAAGCTACTATTAATTGGAGCACCGTTATCAACGGAGCGACTCTGTATAGTCTGTATTCTGAAGTGTCTTCTACAGATAACATTATATCGTCAGGTGATTTGAAGGGCTCCCAGGTGGTCACTAATCTTACCCCTGGTGCAACATACACCTTATCGCTTTACGTTGAAGGATTTAAAAGATCTGGCACTCCTGTAGCTGGAAGCGACGTTTTCTTCTTAACTATGAGTAATCCGTCTCCTCCTCCTGCGCCTACCCCCATCTCCAATAAAACTAAGGTATTCCTAAATGGTAGCTGGAATAATAACGTCGTTGCTGTAAAGGTTTATAATGGTAGTACCTGGGTTGCCACTACCCCGAAAACTTCTGATGGACAAGGACACTGGACATAATGTACAAAATATTGCAGAAATTTAGTACTGAAGAGAACATAACTATCTACATAGTTATCAATCGAATTACTAACAAGGTAGAAGGCCAGTTTTCATCTAAGGCAGCGGCAAAGGCCTATATTCTGTCCAAATAGCCCTTAAAAATACTTAGTACAATAGATATAAAGAAGGATGACGAATGAAAGACAATGAACTACTAAACACCATTCTAGCCGTAACTAGAGAGCAACTCTCTAGGTCTATGAGTTTGTGTGCCGAGCTTGAGGCAATGCTTAGCTTGGAAAAAAGAAAGAATGCTGCTTTGTCTAGAGAGTTAGACAGCTTGAGAGCGGAAAAAGAATAATGTACGAAGTCAAGGACGGGTCAAGAACCCTACAATTTAACGGCTCGTTGTTGGGTAAATCTACGTCTTGGCGTAAAGGTTCTACCCGCTGGATTGAATTCGAACTTTACCGTACCGACAGTGGCTCTTACATTTTGTCACGTGTTGGCGTATCATTGGTTTATCATGGCGCAGCTTGTCCACTGGTAAAAAGATATGGATTGCAAGAAGTTCCCTATGGACAACTGGCCAAAGATGCTCTAACATGTGAAGAATGTTCTCCAGATGAAAGCACCGAACTAGTATTCCCAGAGAAGCATCGCTACTGGGCGCAGGTCAGTGAAGAACCTAACGCTGTCCTAGATGCTCTCTATAAGTATGACAGTAGCGGTGCTAGGTATCTTACGAACGTTGCTCAAAGGCTGCTAGAGACATCTGCCGCTAATGACGTTAAAATAGATCAGGTATTCAAATTTGAAGTAATACCGTAGAAAGGTATCATGGAAGAACCGGAAGCAACACCGCCACCACCAACTCCGGTTGTCGAGGGCCTGTCCTCTTTAAAAGAGACTGCCATACAGATTAATGAGATATACAACGAGCTAATAGACTCTGGCTTCACAGAGAACCAAGCGTTGTTTATGGTCTCTCAGCTTCTTGTAAATACTGTGTACGTTGGTCCGACCTATAAATATGGTGCTACGTTCGACGATGATGACCTAGACGAGGGCGACGTTGACGAAGAACTTTTTTAATTTAGGCTAAGTAGTTGCGCTAATCAGAAATTAGTACTACCATAGGTACCCTGACGTAAATGACGATTAAGGATGATGAATATGAGCGGTGGACTATCTGATGTACAACTACATCTTGTAGACTCAGCTGAAAAGGCTCAGGAGTTTATAAACTGGCTTGGGGCGCGACGTCCGCACAATGCAATTGCCATAGATATCGAAACTGGAGAACTTGACGGGCGTCCGCACAAGGATGCTCTGTCTCCTTGGCACGGCCGAATTCGTTTAGTCCAGGTTGGCGACGGTATGACTGGCTGGGCAATCCCCTGGGACGAGTGGGGTGGTGTCTTCTATGAAGCAATGGACAAGTTTGATGGTCCTATTGTTTGCCACAATATTGCCTTTGAAGCCAGATGGTTCGACGTTCAGTCTCGCTGGAAAATGCCGTGGCACCGTGCTCACGACACCATGATTATGGCTCAGATTATTGACCCGCTTGGTTCTGGTGCACTAAAAACTTTGACGTCTCAATATGTAGACCCTATGGCCGCTGCATTGCAGACACACCTAGATCAGTCCATGAAAGAGAATGGCTGGACTTGGGGCACCGTTCCTGTTACTTTTCAGCCCTACTGGTCTTATGGTGCGCTAGACACGGTTCTTACGATGCGTTTGTGGGAGCAGTTTTGGGAGAAGTGTGGACCTTCGGGGCCATACTGTATCGCTTACGAGTTAGAGATGGCCGCTCGTAAAATTGTCACTCGCATGGAAATCAATGGTGCTCGCGTAGACCTTGAGTACTCTCAGCGTAAGTTTGACGAACTGAATCAGTATGGCGAGAGCGTTAAGCAGTGGGGTAAAGATACCTACGGAATGTCTATCACTAGCAACATTCAGTTGGTGCGTCAGTTTGAGGGCATGGGCGCAGACATTACAGAAGTCACTCCATCGGGCCAGAAGTCTGCGTCTAAAGACCAGCTTAAGGTTCTAGCCCGTGACGGGTCTCCTGAAGTTCAGAACCTTGCTAAGGCGGTACTAAACCAGCGTAAGGCTGACAAGCTAGCCAACACGTACTTCAAGAACTTCTTAGACGGAAACATTGATGGCATCATGCATCCGTCTGTCCGAACTCTTGGTGCCCGCACGGGTCGTATGTCTATCACAGACCCTGCGCTTCAGACTCTGCCATCAGGCGACGCTACGGTGCGTAATGCGTTTATCCCTAAAGACGATGACCACGTCATTATTTCTAGCGACCTCGACCAGGTTGAGTTCCGTCTTACCGCTAACTTTAGCCAGGACCAGGACCTCATGAATCTATTTAATGAGTCTGACCGTACGGGTGGCGACGTGTTCACTGAAATCATGAAAGAGGTCTATCAAGACCCTACGGCTGAAAAGTCAGACAGCAGACGTAAACTTATTAAGGGTGTGGTCTACGGAAAGCTTTACGGAGCTGGAGTATCTAAGATGGCACTGACAGCGGGAGTATCTGATGCTCAGATGAAGACTGTTGTTGACGCTTTTGATAGGAGTTACCCTGGTGTTAAAAAGATGCAACAGATGATTGAAGACACTGGTACGCGTAGATTGCGTAGCGAGGGTATAGGCTATGTCATGACTCGTACTGGACGTCGCCTACCGTGTGACGACAACCGTGTCTACTCATTGACTAACTATTTGGTTCAGGCAAGTGCTGCAGAAGTATTTAAGGCTAACTTAGTGAAGCTTGACAAGGCGGACCTTACCGAGCTATTGATTGTTCCTGTACATGACGAAATTGTTCTAAACGCACCTAAGAATAATATTGATGAAATAAAACATATTGTACAAGAATGTATGACCACCCGTGATGACTGGCAAGTTCCCCTAACTGCCGGTGTAGACGGTCCATTTGCACGCTGGGGAGAAAAGTACAATGACTAAAGTAATTATTGCAGTTGACCCTGGTAAGGCTAGTGGCCTTGCCGTATTCTCATACGAGCCTGGCTCTGAACCCGAGTTGGTAGCGTCTGGAGAATATCTACAGCATCAGTATGCAACTCCGATTAGAGAGGCTATTGCTTCAGCTATTATGGGTGGCTCTGAGATTCTAATTGCTTGCGAGCGATTCACTATCAATGCCCAAACCGTGCGCAACACTCAGGCCCCATACTCGCTAGAGCAGATTGGCATTCTTAAGCAGATTATGATGGACATTGGCATGAGCTCGGATGATATCTATTTCCAGTCTCCGGCAGACGCAAAAGCAATGTTTGACAACGCCAAGCTTAAGAAGCTAGGATATTGGCATAAGAGCGGTGAAGGACACGCACTTGACGCAATACGACATGGTCTGCTAAAGTTAGTCAGGCTTGGATGGGTACCAAAAAAGCTTCTAAGCTAAAAGATACTATCCAAAAATTTAAATAAAAATCTAAAAAGTATGATAGTATCTATATCTAATGACGAAAGGAAGGCGTAATGCCTGTAAGTGTTGAGCTTGATGAGCAGAGCACACACATCTTTATAACCGCTGATTGGCGCTTTAAAGAGCTATGCAAGAGTTTGCCCGGATCTACCTATGACAGCAAGGCCCAGCTATGGAAAGTTCCGGTGTCTTGGGGCACCTGTCTAGCCCTAAGGTCTACCTTTAAGAATGACCTCGTAATTGGCCCTCTGCTGGCCTCCTGGGCCGCTAACGAGCGTACCCTGCGCGTGGACCCGTCTAATGCTCTTAGGGACTTAGAGGAGCTTCCAGAGGGCGAAGGGGACGAAGATTTGTTCCCTCACCAGCGTGCTGGCGTAAAGTTTCTATCTACCGCAAAGCGTGCCCTTTTGGCAGACGAGCCTGGCTTGGGCAAGACCGCTCAGGCTATCCGAGCCCTTAAGAAGATTCAGGATGACGGCGGAGAGCCATTTCCTGCTCTAGTTATTTGCCCCAACACGCTGAAGAAAAACTGGAAGCGTGAGTTTGGCAAGTGGTGGCCTGGAGTAAAGGTTCAGGTGATTACCGGAACTGCCACTCAGCGCCGTAAGCAGTTCGATGAAGAAGCTGACGTATACGTAATTAACTGGGAGTCACTACGCTCTCACTCTCGACTAGCTCCTTACGGTTCAGTCGCCCTAGCCCGATGCATCTCATGTAAGGGTATGGACGACCGAGTAACGGAAAACCGTTGTGAGGTCCACGAGCGTGAGCTAAACCGTATCGACTTTAAGGCTGTAATTGCCGACGAGATTCACCGCTCTAAGGACCCTAAGTCAAAGCAGACCCGAGCTATGTGGGCAGCTACCGGAGATGCCGACTACAGATTTGCACTCACTGGTACTCCTATTGCAAGAGATGTTTTGGACATGTGGCCTATTCTTCACTGGCTATCGCCAGAAGAGTGGCCTAGCAAAACTCGCTGGATTGACCGCATGGTCGACACGATGCTTAATGCATTCGGTGGCATGATGGTTCTAGGTGTGAAGCCTCACATGGAGGCAGAGTTCCACGCATCAATCAATCCACGTATGCGCCGTATGCTAAAGGCTCGCGTGCTTCCTTGGCTACCTGACATGGTATTCGAGCGTCGTGATATCGAAATGTCTACAAAGCAGGCTAAGGCGTACAAGGACATGCGCGACAACATGATTGCAGAGCTTGAAAGTGGAGAGGCTGTCATTGCATCTAGCGTGCTGACTCAGACTACTCGCTTGACTCAGTTTGCTAGCGCATTTGCTGAGATGGTGACTGACGAAGCTACTGGAGAAATCCGTCCTATTTTGTCAGAGCCATCTTGTAAGGTTGACGCTGTTATGGATGATATCAAGAGCGGTGACTTTGGCGACGATTCAGTCGCTGTGTGTGCCGTATCTCGTCAGCTAATCAACCTGCTAAGTGCCTCGCTTACTAAAGAAGGAATCGAGCACGGTCTAATTACCGGAGCTCAGTCGGAAGAAGAGCGACAGAAAGCTGTTGACGATTTCCAGTCCGGAAAGATTAAATGGATTCTGTTTACTGCGCAGGCTGGTGGTGTGGGTATTACCCTTACCGCGGCTCGTCGATTGATTATGCTTCAGCGCCCGTGGTCACTTGTTGACCACAAGCAGGCACTTGACCGTATCCACCGTATTGGTTCTGAGATTCACGACTCCGTGATTGTTATGGACTACGTGACTGAGGGAACTATTGAAGAGCGAGTTATCCAAGTTCTTGAGGGCAAGGGCGAAAACTTTGAGCAGATTGTTAAGGACAAAGATAAATTATTAGCCTTGCTAAAAGACGACAAGGCAGGTAAGCTGTAGCCATGAGCGACAAAAACGAAACTGTTGAAGCAGTAGAAACATTAGTTCCATACATCCTTTCTAACTCTGAGATTCAGGTATTTAAGGATTGCCGACGTAAGTGGTGGTTGAACTACTACCGACGTCTACAGCCTAAGCAAAAGGACTACACCGGAGCTTTGGCACTCGGTTCACGCATCCACGAAGCACTAGACCAGTACTACTCGTCTGACGGTGAGATTGGTCTTCTTGAGGCGCACGCCGCTTTAGTCAAGAGTGACATGGACAAACTAATTGCTGATTATCGAGACACATTTGATTTGGAAGCGGAAGCAGAGCTTGGCCGTATCATGCTGGAGGGCTACCTACAGTGGATGGACGAAGAAGGTATCGACTCTAACCTAGAGAAGATTTCAAACGAAGAAATTATTACTATGCCACTATTCAATGGCGAAGTAATTCTTCAGGGAAAGCTTGACATGCGCGTTCGTCGCAAGACTGACGGCGTACGTATGTTCCGCGACTTTAAGACCGTTGGTGGTTCGTTTTCCGACTTTGCTAACCAAGCGCAAATGAATGAGCAAATCCTTACGTACATGATGCTTGAGCACGCTCAGAATCTAGTACCTGGGGAGCGGTCGGAGGGTGGAATCTTCACCATGCTCAAAAAGGTAAAGCGAACCGCCAATGCAAAACCTCCATTCTACGAGCAGATTGAAGTTCGTCACAATGTTTTCACAATGCGCTCGTTTTGGCAGCGCATTCATGGTACGATTGCAGACCTGATGGGAGTTAAAAAAGCTCTCGACCAGGGTGCAGACCCTAACTACGTGGCGTACCCACGTCCAACAAAAGACTGCAAATGGAAGTGTCAGTTCTACAATGTTTGTCCTCTTATTGATGACGGCAGTGCAGCTGAGGCAGCCATTGAACAGATGTATGTGGTCGCTGACCCGTACGGATACTACGGTAAAGATGAAGAGAAGAAAGGAAGTGAGTAATGTCTGAGGTAGAACGCTCCCTGACATTAATGGTCTACGGCGAATCAAAGGTTGGTAAGTCAACCTTCGCTGTTACAGCACCATACCCACGCCTAATGCTCGACGTTGAGGGAGGCCACCGCTTCCTACCAATCAACGTAAAGTATTGGGACCCTATGCGCGAGGAGCCACCAGTGGCTGACGGCACATGGGACACTGTTGTAGTCAAGGTAAACGACTACGACGTTGTTATGAAAGCTTTCCAGTGGCTACAAGCTGGCAAGCACCAGTTCAAGAGCTTAATCATCGACTCAATTTCTGAGTTGCAGGTTAAGTGCATGGACAACATTGCAGGAACCGAACAGATGAAGATGCAACAGTGGGGCGAACTACTTCGCCACATGGGTGCACTACTTCGTGACCTTCGTGACCTAACAATGCACCCGACTCAGCCTCTAGAAGCTGTAGTCTTGACTGCAATGGCTCGTCGTGGGCAGGATGGAATTATGCATCCTTACCTACAGGGACAGCTAGCAATTCAGGCTCCATATTTCTACGATGTGCTTGGTTACATTTCTAACGAAACCATCCCAAATCCTGACCCTACGCAACTTCCATACAAGGCACGTCGCATGTATGTGGAGCGCACGGATCAGTATGAAGCTGGTGAACGCGTACAAGGTCGTCTCGGTAAGATTGTCGAGCAGGGCGACCTTGGAGTCGAGCGTATGCTCGACATGATCTTCGGTCCAAAAACCGATGCAACAAAAAAGAAATAATCCACTCAATTATAGTTAAAGGAACTAATAAACATGAGTACACTAAACTGGGCTGACCTAGTAAAAGAAGCAGGAACTGCTTCTTCTGGTAACTTCGAGCCACTACCAGATGGCGACTACGACCTCAAGGTTATTGAGGTAAGCACCACCACTTCGCAGAGTGGTAAGACGATGTTCAAGCTAACCACCGAAGTTCAGGGTGGAGCGCACAACAAGCGTCGCGTATGGGATAACCTAGTTATCTCACCTGAGAACTCAAACGCTTTGGGTATCTTCTTTTCGAAGATGGCTGCCCTTGGTGTTCCACAGGAGTTCTTTATCAACAACCCTACTGTGAGCAACGCTCAGATTGAGAGCATGATTGCCAACAAGAGCTTCCGTGCTCAGATTGGTTCTCGCACTTGGAACGGTAGCAAGCGTAACGAAATCAAGCGTTACTACGTCATTCAGACACCTGCTACTGCTGCAGCGGCTCCAGCGCCTGCCGCGGCCGCGCCAGCACCTGCACCAGCACCGGCTCCTGCCCCTGCACCTGCTGTTGCTCCAGCTGCACCTGACGCACCGTTCTAAACACACGTAGGTATGTAAGCCGCGGGGCATCACCTACACAGGTGGTGCCCCCTCTTACTGTAAAGAAAGATTTATATGTCGAAGATTCTTTTGACCGGAATGACAGCTCCGCAAGCATCAGAGAATGCTAACGCCAGAAATCTAGGATTTGTTGGCGTATTAAATGCCGTGCTGTCTGAGGCCGGACACGAGGTTATTTGGGTTAGCCCAAGCGTACACATGACCAAGGAATCACTAGAGCAGTTTGACTCTGTGATTGTTGGGGTAACGCCAATCACTAGCGTTGGCGCAAATAGAACCTATGGGGCGCTCAGCATCATCGACCATCTGTGGGGCAATAGCAAGCTGACTTTACTAATTGACAGCCCTAACTCTAGCCAGATGGAAGCTAGTCTTAGGTCAGTAGTTACTAATCCAGCTAGCCTCACTAAAAGTTTTTTTGCAAATAGAAAAGAATACTCTACTGTGTTGGCTGACTCATCCGTATCTGTCAGACTTCATTCAGCCATAAACCACCTGCTTAATGATGAGTGGCCTACAACCATTTATTCTTCCTTGCCGTGGTCTGTCCAAGAGGACGTCAAACTTCTAGCTAACGCTAAAAAGAATTTAGTGCCGGTTAATTTAGATTCATACTTAATTCAAGCAAACCCTGTAGCCGTAGACCGCAGACCAAAATGGGTTGTAGATGCTCCCAGCACTCCATGGTCATCTGCTGTGCTAAAAACTTTGGAGCTGCCCAATTCTCTTATGAAGTGGAATAAAGGCTGGGACGACAATCAGGTTATGGACCAGTTCACGAGATCTATCGGTGCTTTGGTTACTTCACACAAAAAAGACGGCACCTGGTGGACTTATAGATATGTTCAAGCTTTAAACTCGAATACTCCTGTGGCTACAGATTGGAAGTTTAGTGGCCGTATAGGACCTCCTTGGAGCTCTCTAGCGTCTGCCATTGAGAGCATGTCACAGCAAAAAAGAGACTTGTTGGCTATGGCTCAAAGGGAGTCATATCTAGCCAACATACCTGGAAAACAAACCGCATTAAATATTTTAGAAACCACCTTAAACATTTCTCGAAAGGAAAACTAATGAAAGTAGATTACAACTGGGTAAAGCAACAATTTGCTGACGCTAAAATCCGCGTCGGTGTAGGTAAGGCTGTACTCAAAATGCTAAAGACATGGGAAGAAATTGACCTAGATACTACTCAGGCTAAACAGGTCTTAGACATTCTTTCCACGGTCGGGCTGGGACACGCACTGGTAGTCCCAAACAAGGAAGAAATCTGGATTGATGCGCGACGTGGTGACCTGAAGGTTGGAGACATTGTTAGAGTGTCGCACGATGCTTTTAGTGGAAGCACCGGAACCGTACACAACGGGCGTCGAGGCGTGATTGTTGGCATTAGAAATGGTGATATCATTGTCAACTCTACTGACGACAAGACTCCAATTATTGACGGCGCTCACTACAACCCAGAGCACCTACAGAAGAGAGTTCAGTAATGATTCGCGACCGCATGAAGTTCACGGTCTTGGGCGATGACAGAGACAGTATGAAGGTTAAGGCTATTCAGCTTGCGTCAGAGTACTACAATTTCCCGGCTGAAGAGGCAGAAAAATATGCCGAATTTGAGATGGAAGTGTCGGTCTTAGCTGCTGATTCAGAGCACAAGTTCTATGCTGACGTATTTGTACGGCCAAAAATAAAATAATAAAATTTGCTATTTTAGCTAAAAATTACAAAACTTGCAAGTATAATTAACTTAGTAAGGATGTAATTATGAAAGATTCAAGAGCCGGCGAATGCCTATGGTTTGAATGGTCTGGTGACGACATTTCTGTCACCGGACCATTTTCTTTTATCTTTTTTACTTATGACCACATAGATTTGGATGAAGACGTCATTAGGCGAGCTTTGGCTTCTTCATTGCAAAGAGACGGTGTGGTTGATTCCTTAGGTGAAGGATACCGGGCTGTAGAAACAGCGGATATTATTCATGGATACGTTGGACATGTTGATGGTGAAATCTACTTAACAGCCTGTGATGAGCACGGAATTACTGAGTATGACGATGTTGTAGACAGCCCCCGAGAAGCGACCTGGGCGGTTATTAAATGATTCCATTTTGGGAACCAAGTAAAGATACAGAGTGGATGAAAGACGCCGAGTGCGCTAAGCCATCCAATAGAGACATGAAAGACTTGTTCTTCTCTGATGAACTAGACGACAAGCATCAAGCTAAGAATCTATGTTTCCAGTGCCCTGTGCGAAAAGACTGCGTCAAGTGGGCGCTAGAAACAGGTAAAATATGGGGAATCTGGGGTGGCAATGACGAACACGAATTACGCAGAGCTTTATCAGTCAATGCTGACGGTGCTGAAATTCGTAGAGATAGGTTTCCTAAGTGCCCATACTGCCAGGCTAGAACTTCAAGTCTAAAAGCCATGGTCGTGGACAATCCGGACGGCGGTCGTTGGCTAACAATGAGAATCGTTCAGTGCCTAGAGTGTGACTTTACGTGGAGAAGTAGGACCAGTGCTAACGCTGTAAATGCGTATCACGCGCTCAAGGCTGACAAGAAAGAGCAGCTTAAGAAGGTCTCTGATAGTACTGAATATTCTCAATTAGCCTTTGATTTTGGGGATCCAGACTTAGAGCAGTAGTTCCATACTCTAAAGCTTCGTCATGTCTGCCCGTATAGTAAGCTGACAACGCCGCGTAGTCCCATGGGAGAGAGCCCCAAGACGCTTCTTCGCACATATAGTCAAGCTTTTTCTCGGTTATTTCTAAGGCTTTTTTGCTGTATTTGTAGCAATTTTCCCAGTCCTCGGTTGCATAATAGTGGCTGGCAAGGTCCACGAAAGGCTCCCTGCGACCAGGAGATTCTTCGGCTGCCTTGATAAACCACTCTACTGCTTCTTCAGGGTTCATCTTTCCTATGTGACGCATAGAAGATGCTCTCTCTGGGGCCCAGGAAGCCGTAGGAAGCCCTAGGTGGCGTTTAAACTCCTTAGTCGCCTCTTCGTACTTACCGTAGTAAAAAAGCTCTCTAGCGTAGTAATAAGCGTTTCTATCGCTATATGGCTGCTCGTCTACGGCCATTTTTAGCATTCCCAGGTATTGCGACCTAGACTTTGTGGGGTCAGCCGCATGGATAATCTCAAAGCCTACCCAGCCTCGGGCTTCGTGGTAGTCACCGTAGGTGCTGATAATCTCGTGGGCTGGCTGACGCCAAGTTACACCCCAGCGGGAGTGGATTCGGTCGGCTCCGTATTGAAGCCCCGGGGTCCCGTCTTCCTTAACATTCCAGGTCAGCGTTGCTCTGATAATGGCCGAAGTGTTGTCTGGTAGCTCGGCTAAAGAGTCCATATCAGCTCTCCAGCCACTAGACAGCATTTCATCCATATCAAGCGATATGCAGTAATCGATATCGGCTGGTAATGCGGCTAGGGCGGCGTTTCTGCTTGTGTCAAATCTAAAAGGTTTTAGTAGGACGCTAACTACGTTGATTCCAAGACTCTTGGCAATCTCTACGGTTTTATCGGTCGAGCCGGTATCAGCGATAAGAATGTAGTCTGCGTCTTTTACAGAGTTGTACCAACGCTCTACGTGCTTTTCCTCGTTAAGAGCTATCGTGTAGACGGCAACTTTCATTACTTCAATCTTTTCTTAATATCTGTGGTGCTAATTGTTGTAGTGTATGGAATGTAACCAAACCCAATATTATTCTCTTCTAACCACTCTCGGGTAAAGCCCATCTGTTTCATGTAGTCTCTCTCGCACCAGTCGGTACCTGCTACCACAAAATCAGCTCTAGCTTTTAGGATAGTTGGTTTAGAATCTTCTCCAGAATAATTTACAACTACTTCGTCTACATACTTACAAGATTGCAGAACTTCCATGCGTTCTTCTAAATTCATTACTGGTCTAGAGCCTTTGAACTGCTCTATAAACTCGTCTGTATTTAGCGCAACAATAAGTACACCGTCTTTACCGGCCATCTTTTTAAGTCTCTTAAGTAGACGTACGTGCCCATAGTGGAAGAGGTCATAGGTTCCTCCGCTGTAGATTCTCATGCTTCTATCACTTTTTTTGGTTCAGAGTATATAGATTCAATGCTTAGCGGAGTGCCTGACGCATTTCTAACTCGTCGAATAGTCAGGTCGATAATAAATGCAATCCTATTTGGATCTATGCCTATGGTAGGACAAAAATTCTTAAATGCCGCTATCACATCTCTAAACTCTGTGTTACCGGCATCCACGCTATAGCTTTGGTCCTTAGGGTGAAACATAGATACGCCGGAGTCTCTGTAGATTACTCTATTTAAAGCAATGGTAAGGGCGCAGTAGGACATGTCCAGTCCCCAGCCAGTACGCATCTTGGTAAAATCTAGAGCGACAGTCTCTACGCACCAGTCGTAGAAAGAGCTTAGGTAATTTACAATGTCTCGGTGCAGAGCCAGATATGCTCCGTTAGTGTTGGTGGATAGATATAGATTGCTATATTTTTTTGACCTGCCTATCATCGACTCAGCGTTGATAAAGACATCGTTAGTGTTATTAGGTGCGAACGCTCCTAGATTAGGATTCTCTTCAAAAATTTTTTCTATGTATTTTGTGTAGCCAACGTAGTCCGAGTGGGAGATGTCTCCGGTGTTGAAGATAAAAATGTCGTTGTCGCTAGCAATAAAATCTTTAACTGCGTGGAAAAAGTGGCTGTTGTATCTAATATCTGGCCTGCGTGCCCAGTTGGAGTTTTGTTCCTCCAAGTTTGACACGTTGTAGAACACATGGTCTATGTCGCTACCATATAGCTGCTCGCTTATGTTTACGCAGTTAGCAATCGCCCCCTCCCAAGCGATGACGTACATCTTGCTTTTCAATTACAGCCTTACTGGCAGAACGCTCAGATGCTCTCTAGGGTCAAAGCTCCCACCAATAATCATGGTGAGCAATCCAGGCTTTGACTCCATACCTGAGCGATCGCGGAACCATTCTGAGCCTGGGTCGGTAGTCGGACACTGAGCCCAGAAGCGGTGACTGATGTCCATGCACTTAAAGTTGTGGTAGTGCCCTGATATCCACACGTCGCAGTTTCCAAGGGCAGTTTGTCCTGCGGCTTGACCTGACAGATACTTTAACGGGTCTCGTCCTTGGTGGCCGTGGAACATGCCTAACATCGTGCCGTCAATATTTACGGCTAGTGTCTGGTGCCCAGGGGCTGGGTACCGGAACTCAATGTGCTGTAACGCTGGATTCTCCGCGCAGGCATCTTGCACTGCAGAAGCAATCTCAACGTTCCAGCCATCAGCGGGATCGGCAGCGACCTGACGAGTAACCTCGTCATGGTTTCCGTTGATGACTGGAACAACCATACGCTCCGCTAGAGGAGCTAAAGCTTTAATCTGTGACATTAGTAGGCGACGTGCAACGCGCACCTGTTCGGTTAGTCCAAGGTCTGATGATGCTAGTCCTTGTAGACGACCGTTCTGTGACACGTTACCTTCAACGTGGTCACCAGGAAGACCTAGCACGATACCACCCATGCTCAGTCCCATTCTCTGTAGACCTTGGAACCTATTTACTGCAGCGTCGGTTAGGTGCAGAATTCTGTCGATTGCTTGCTGAGTTCCCTGACCGTTTGCCTTCTTACCAATTTGCTGGTCGCTAGGAAATAGTGCAAATGAACCATCACCCTTAGCAGTTTTAATTCCAGTTCCAGGACGCCACTTTTTAATTTCGTCAATAAGTTTTTCAGCATCTAGTTGGTCTTCTGCTGCAATTCCAGCAGGGACGATGTTGATGCGGAGTGACTCTAAATATTCTCCGTCATATTTTTGCCACTTGCCTCGGCGGACCGAGGTGACTGACCACGCATCCGGGTCCATGTCAAAGTCTTCAAGAATCTGTCGGGCATCTTGCGGAGTGCCGGCAGGTTTTGGCTGAGAAATGACAAAACCTCCAGTCTTGTCATCGACGTCCATTTTTGAACGCCAATTTTCTGGAGTGTTTAGGGCTTTAACATCGGAGCCAGATTTACCTGGGCTTGCAAGTTTTTCTAACTTATCTTCTAGGCTCACTTTGAGGCCTTTCTGTGGCATGTACATCTCGCGCCTCGGTGGCGGTCGATTGAACTCTTAGAGATATCATACCCCTCTTCACGTAAAATTTGTGAAAGTGCTGAGTTAGATACTCTGCCTGGATAGTCGTCCGGCATGCTTAGTATTGTGGACAGCTGCTCGCGCTCTTTGGCTGTCAGTTTAGGGTTTACTAGTAAAACCCCGACCTTACACAGAAGCTGAGACGCTTCATCCACGGCTTGGTTGAGCTTGTCTGATAGAGACATAACGTAGTCCTTAGTGTGTCATTAGTGTCGTTACATATTGTAGTGCATGAAACTATATTTAGCTAGCCTTTTTAGCCCTTGGTTTCTTTATTGATACTACTGGATTTTCTGTTGTAGAGCCTACTACAAACTTTTTAATTAAGTCAATCTCTGCTGAAGTTTTTATAGCATGGGCTTCAATGCTGTTAACTCTATCCGCCAATGACGAGCCCCCGTTTTCCCAGAGCTGGTGCTCGACTCGGTCTAGACGTTCGGCAATAGTTCTACCATTTTTGTCGACACCTATTGATTCTCCAATACGATGTGCTAATCTGTAGATAGCGATAAGGGCTCCTATTATAATACCGGTAGCAGTAATTACAGCTGCGGTAGATAGGATTATTTCTTGAGGCATTTTGATTGAATTCCTAAAGTTGTGGTATCGTAGATGTCTACTAAATACAGGTCTTTAAAAATTATAAACCAATTTCGGCTTTGCTATTGCGCAAGTCTTGGCAATTGGTTAGTATTGCGGTGTCAGAAAGGCACATATGAAACGACAACTCTCTCCCCTGATGGACGCAAGATAGCATGACATCTGAGCTGTCCCACGTACAAAAAATAGCTAATGGCTCTACTTGGTATGCCAAGCAGGGTTGGAAAATTCTTCCGTGCCACGGTATTACTGACCAGGGGCGATGCACCTGTAACGGGGCTCACGGCGAGCCTAAAGACATTGGTAAGCACCCTGCAATTAACGAGTGGAATATTAAAGCCACTGACGACGAATTCATTGTCAAAACTTGGTGGGAAAACTCACCTGAGGGAAACATTGGTGTTTTTTGTCAGCCATCTGGATTTTTAGTAATTGATATAGATCCGCGTTCTGGCGGTATCGATTCGTTTGAAAAGTTTGAAGAACTTCTTGATGGAGTACTTCCACCAAGTGTTGAAGCACTAACCGGTGCTTATACATACAAAGGCAGGACCGTTCGAGGCCGACACCTGTACTTTAAATGTGACCCCAGTGAGCAATTGATTGGAAACCTAAAGGCTAACGGTCTTAGTGGTATTGATATCAAGCACAATGGGTACGTAATGCTTCCTCCTAGCCGTCACGGCTCTGGCGTTAATTACGAGTGGGCTGATGGCAAAGCACCTTGGCAAATAGAAATGGCTGAGGCTCCTGAATTCCTACTAAACATTATTCGCAAAAAGACTCGCAAGTCTGGCACTTCACTTGGCAATGGCGAGTGGGGATGGGCCAGCGACTTAGAGTGGAATGGCGAGCGTATAGATGTCGAAAAGATGTTGCTCGAGGGTATTGATGAAGGTTCGCGTGCTGTAGACATTTACAAGTTGACATGCTCACTTGCCAATAAGTTTGGCGTGCAGAGCGAAGCGGGAAAGATGGCAGTAGAGACGATGATGATTCGTTTCAATGCCGAAAAAGTTCGCCCATCTCTAGAGCTTGAGGGTCCTGGCGGACTACTTATGCACGTCCGCCGTGCAATTGATTTTGTGTCTGGCAATCCTGTAAGTAATCGCTTATGGGATGGGGCTCAGGAATGGGCTCAGCGTTCGCAGGATGAGGCTAGGTCTACAGTTGCCGCTGCTCCTAAAGTTAGTGCAGACAATAATTCGCAAGACTCTGACCCCGAACCTTCTGACTTCAATCTGCCAGGAACCATTGGTGGAGTGGTTGCAGACGCTGCTCACAACGGTGTGTCTATCGATGAAGCGTTTGGTTCTGGAAACATTGACATTCCAAAGGACCCGGATGCTTTGTCTGAAGCTGAGGGTGGCCGCCCTGGTCGACGTTCGCTATCTGACATTGGTAACGGTCGTCGAATTGTAGACTCGTTTGGTTCTTCTATTCGCTACACACCTGGCATTGGCTGGTTCATCTGGGACGGTAACTATTGGAAGCCGGATGCTGAAGATTTAGGAATGAAAGAGTTATCTAAACGTATTCCTCCAATTATCGCGGCTGAAGTTGCAAACTACGGTGACTCGGACAATGACAAGAAGAATGAAGTTCTTAAGTGGGCTAACCAGGCTAAGTCAAACTCTCGACTAAACGCGGCAGTTGAAAGCGCAAACTCAGACACCAGAGTTGTAGTTGCGGTAGAGTCTTGGGACAACGACGCTTACTTGCTTGGTGTGGCTAACGGTGTTATTGACCTGCGCACTGGAGAGCTACTACGTGGTCGTCCAGACCTGCACATCACTAAGCGTTCTCCGATTAACTACACCGAGGGAATGACTAACGTTCGTTGGCAACAGTTTATTGATTTTGCTACTGGCGGTGACAAAGAATTGCAGGACTGGATTCAGCGTGCGGTTGGCTACACTCTAACGGGCTTGAGCAATCAAGACGTGATGTTCCTTGTGTATGGTCCAGCTGGTTCTGGTAAAAACACATTCGTTGAGACAATCGTTAAAGCACTAGACACTAAGCAGTACGCATGGCCTTTGGACTCCAATATCCTTGGTGATGGAAACGGGCAATCAAGTAGCACTGACTTGTATCACTGGGCAGAGCTTCGTGGTAAGCGTATGGTTTGGGTTGACGAGTTGCCTGAGTCCGAGCGTCTAAAAGAGAACGCAGTAAAGAAGTTGACAGGTTCGTCTGAAATTTCTGCTCGTTCTCCTGGCGAAAAGCCGTTTACATTCCAGGCACAGGCTAAGTTGTGGGTTACAACGAACCACCGACCTATGATTACTGACGATGCTATGTGGCGTCGTATTCGACCTATTCCATGGAGCAACGTTCCAGAGAACCCGGATCCAGACCTAAAGGCTTATTTGTTCGACCCTGAGGGTGCTCTTCCAGCTGTGCTTGCATGGGCTGTCGAGGGTGCAATTAAGTACCTAGGCTCGTCTGCCCGTGACCCGCTAGGTTGGTGCACTGCTGTAGCAGAGGCTGCTGACATGTATCGCAAGAACGAAGACCGTATTGGCATTTTCCTTAACGAAGAGACAAAGGAAGTTCCAGGAGCGTCTTCACTGGTCAAGGCTATCTACAGCGTCTATCGTGTGTGGAGTGAAGAACGCGGTGAGCGTCCAATGACGCAGACTGCATTCCAGAGGAAGCTTCAAGACCGTGGTATTCAAATCGAAGGCCAGGGCGCTAGAGCTGAAATTAAGGACCGAGTGTTAATGCCTAGAGTTGTGGCAAACAACGAAGATGGGCAAATTAATTGGGAACATGCTGTTAGAATAGCACGGTAACAAAGATGTGCTCTTGGGAGAGAGTCCACATGAGGAGGGGTTAGCGTCCGCTAGCCCCTCCAACATAATTTAGGAGAGACATGAAGATTTGTATCGCTACCCCTATGTACGGCGGTAACTGTAAAGGTGTATACACAGAAAGCCTTATCAATTTGCTTTTAGTTTTGTCTAACGCTGGACATAAAGTTGTGTACACAAAGATTTACAATGAAAGCTTAATTACTAGAGCTAGAAATGCTTTAGTCAGAGAATTTTATCTAACTAAGTCTGATGCAATGTTGTTTATTGATGCTGACCACGGATTTAATGCCGACGACGTTCTGAGAATGATTAATTCTGGAAAAGATCTGATTGGCGCAATCTATCCAATGAAAAATATCAACTGGGAAGACGTAAGGCACGCCGTTCTCTTAAATAAGGAAAATTTAGCCGACTACTCTGGATTTTTCTCCGCTAATTTGCCTATTGGGCTAAACACTATCAATCTAAATGAGCCTACCGAAGTAGTAAACGTCGCTACTGGAATGATGTTTATCACTAAAAAAGTGTTTGACGCTATGACTCCTAATTGCAAAACATATGCATTTAGTGGAAGTACTGGAGCTATGGAGCCTGAAAATCAGGTAATAGAATTTTTTGCTACAGAAATTGACGAAGACGGAGTGCTTCTATCAGAGGACTATTATTTCTGTAAGAAGTGGCAAGAGCTTGGTGGTAAAGTCTATGCGGCTCCATGGGTACGCATTAGTCACGCTGGAGATTATGATTTTCAAGCTAACTTTGCTAAGAGCATGGTACTTCGATCTGAGGTTGAGGCAGAGATTCGAAAACAGCAAGAAGAAGAAAAAGAAACCCCTACAGAGTAGGGGTTTTCTTTTTGTGAGATAATTTTAGGGTAACTTATAAACGTTCCGAAGGGAACCATATGCCTAAAAACAACTCCAATGTGTGTGCTGTTTGCAAATCAGCTTACGTTGTTACTTCTCTAGCTCGAATCTGCGAGGAAAAGCATGATAAGGCAAAATAAATAGCTAAGCCATTGGATAGTCCGTACAGATACCGTACGGAATGTTTTGGTATTTCTGTAGGTTATCTGCAGACAAATCAACAATAACTGACCTAGATGTAAATGGTTGCCCCGGGTACGTCCATATGTGCCCTTTGCTAGTCAGTGTGAACCTGTCTTCCTCGTGCCAAAAGAAGTTTAGCTCTGGCATATTGGATAAGAAATACTCTAGGGCTAGTAAGTTTTTACAGTGGTACCACGCATGAGCACTTATAGACTCTAGGTATCCGGCAGTAACTTGATACGTAGGCTCGTCGTGGCCTAGGAATATCTCGCCCTTCGTAACCCAAACATCTACTTCTACATCAAAACCTAAAGAAATAACTTTTACTAGATGCTCTGGGTGATTCTCGGTGCTAGGATCGGGGCCATTAATGTTCCCACGGTGGGCAATTTTAATCATTTTTTGTGGCCTCTAAATATGTAGCCAAATCTTCAGGAGTTCCAGTTCCGTACATCTTTTCTACAAAGAACGGGTGTACCTTTTGTCCATCTGCAATTGCTCCGTTGTACACGGGAGCAATGTAGAACTCGTTATTAGTTCGAATGTCTCTAGCAATCATCAGTTTTGCGTACTTAACGTAATCAGAACCTTTTGCCCAGCCATAGATTCCAACACTTGCACTATTGCTAATTACTTTTTTTTCTGCAATTTCCGTAATTAAATTGTTTTCAATTTTTGCAAAAGACCACTTGGGGTCGTCTGCTTCAAACAGAGCGACTACGTTCCAAGAGTTTACTAGGTTAGAAAAAATTTTTGACTGCCAATCTACAATCTGGTCCGAGTTAGCAATAATTAGTGGTTTGTCATTATCGATTAAGTGACTGGCTGTTAGAGCGGTTCTAGCAGCGCCATCTGTAGGTCCGTCTAGCTCTACGATGCTACAACCTGGTGCAATGCTGTCTAGCACGTCTAGCAAGTGATACTGCACCGAGTGTTCTTTTTGCACAATAAAAATATAGTTACCGTCAATGCCTAGGCTGTTGACTACGGCCTCGATCATGGGGACGCCGTTGACGTCGATAAGTGGTTTAGGCTTTGTGTAGCCAGCGTCAGCAAAACGGCTCCCGAGCCCGGCCATCGGGATTAGAACGTTAGGCTTCATGGATGACCCTGTCAATTCTGTCAAAGTAGATGTCTCTCCTATTTATAACTTTTTCTACTTTAGCACCAGTGCCAAAAGCGGAGCGGAGCCCAATCTCGCTGTCTTCAAAAATAACCGTGTCTTCGGGGCCGATACCAAAGTGGCTCATGCATTTGTTATAAATTTGTGAGTCTGGTTTGGGAAACTCTACGTCCTCGTTACTTAGCGAATAGTCTACGTAGTTCACCACTCCTAGTGACTTCAAGCAGGTATCAAGCGTCTTTCTAATGCTGTTGCTGGCTACCGCGATCTTGATGCCCCTTGACTTGATGAACTTAAACAAGCTGACTAAGTCTTCATCTGGAGAAATGCTCTCGAACAAGACAGCAGAGTACTCTTGCTTTCTTTGCCAGACATCCCTGTGCAGTTCTTTAGGTAGTCCCTTGGTCTCCGTGAGAATGTGGAGTTTGGCGTTAGTAGTCAGTCCCTCATACACGGTGTCTTGCTCATGCCTAAGTATGATGTAGTTGTCACCGAACTCGTCTAGGGCAAGATTAAGGGCGTTAAAGTGTATCTCCTTGCTGTCTAGGAGCACACCATCTAGGTCAAACACAATAAGGCTAATCACTGCAGTCCAAATATGCTTTAAGTTTAGGATTACTTTCTATCTTTTCCTTGAACTCTTCAAAACTTCTGGTTGGATTTTGTACGCAAGCATAGGTATGGTCTTGGTAGTATGCAAGATTTTTATAGAAATTGTGTATCTCTTGGACAAAGAATGGGTTAGTGATGTCTTTAGGGGTGTCTGGAAACGGCACCGAGACTACAAGCGGAGTTACAATCTCAAACATACTTCCACCTGGTTGCATAAACGCAGCGTTAGTCAGTCCAGAACCAGTTATAGAGACCAAATTTTTTACTGAGTAGAAGTAGTCAAGCTGCTGTTGAAAGCTACTGAACTTTTCTGCATGAATTATGTCGTATCCCAGGGAAGCAAAATAGTCTTCTAATGCTATGTGGTCATTCATCCTACAGTCGTTAGTATACGACAGCCCTTCAGTAATGACATCGTCTCTAGGCTCCATTGCCCCCCTGCTGACAAATACGTTTTTAGTAGGCTTTACGTTTGGATCAGTAACTTTTGGTTTAAAAAATTCGTATATCAGGTTTGACTTCTTGCCAGACTCGTAGATAAAGTTTACTATTTTAAAGTTGTCTATGTAGACTATGTCGTAGTTCTTTAGTTGGACTAGGCTTACGTCTGTTCCGTTTTCCTTCAGGGTCTGTACAAAGAAGTTAAAAAAGTCCCACTCTGCCCCAGGAGCGTAGAGCGCCGAGTAAATATCGCTGATGTCAATCACAACATCATGGTCTGGGTACTTCTCCAGAGCATACAATATCTCAGACATGTCATCCATAACTGAGTGATAGAAGCTATAGCAAATGGATTTTACAAGTTTGTTTTTGCCGTTGATTAAATTTATTGTGGCTGCATTGGACGATTCTACGTATCCCTTCAACATGTTGCCATCAATATGAAAATAAAACAGGTCATCACTTGTGGGAGGGTTTACGTTCTTAATCGTATACATGCCATCAAAGGTAGGGGTTGTTATTGTATCTTTATCGTAGACCGATGTTTCTATAGTAATTACTCGGTCTTTTCTAGCCTTAGTAAATATGTTTGGAAATTTCATTAGTTTTTCTTTCCTAAAATATGCTGGGCTTCGTTTGCTCTGTCTCGCCTAGCCCTAGCATCCATAAAAACCCCGGAGCCCAGTGCGTAGAGTTGGCCATTAATTGACCATTCAACGTTAAGCTGACGACTTACCGCAAAAGTAACAAACCACGATAAGAAGTCAGGCTGCACTTCTTTACCAGCAAACGCCAGAACAAGGTACTCTATTCCTTCTATGCTTTGGACAGTCACTATCTGACCTGTATTTTTTGGGCTAAATTCTAATGGCACATAATCCGTGGCTCTCCATGCGCACTCAAAAGTTCTACACACATCTTCTGGCCTATTATCGTAAATCGTACACCCAACCCCAGGGTCAACAAACTTGCAGGGGTTCCCCCGAGAAAGCTCTTGGCCAGCTATGGTCACACCAAGCCAGCCCTCGCAGCACTTAGTGCAGTCTGCGCAGGTGCGCTCACTTTTACCTAAGCTTAAAGATACTTTTGCCATAATTCCTACTGATACTTCTTTCTAGACCAAAAGTGCTTCTTGTAGAATCCAAACGGAGGGTTGTGCATAGTAAATCTGTATACCGGAAGCTTAGTTTGTTTTTTGTCTTCAACGTTGTGCTTCCAGTCTGAACGTTTAAATGGCAGTGCCTGAGCTATTGGGGTGCCCGCAGGAATAACTCCTACAAAATCCTTTTTGATGAAGAATGGAAAGTTAGTGGGGAGTCCAAAACTGTCAGTCTCTACTACTCCTGAAAGCGTGTAGAAAGGTAAGTCAATTCTGTTCATGGGATGAGTAAACAGAGTGCTATGTCCCTTAGGTGTTTTTATTAGAAAAAAGTTGTTCCACTTATATGGCTGCTTTGAGTACTCTCTAGGTATTTGCATATTCCCCAGCTGGGACTTAGCGTGGGTAGAGACCATCTCTTGTTTTGATATTTGCTGCACGCCAGCTCCGTCAAAGTATACGTCTGCAGCTAATACCAGCATGTACCCGGAGGTCATGGAATCTAGAAATGGCATACACTTCTTTATGGTATCAATTCCCTCGGCAACTCCTGGGAGCTTTCTAAACCATTCTGGCAAGAGCTTAGAGGCTGGTTGAGGGTGGTTAAGCTCTAAATTAATGTCTACCGAATAAAAATTAATCTTTTTTATCATCTTCTTGACTTTCAATAAATACTTTATTTAGGTACGTCATACCTTTTTTAACCACAGTTTCTTTGGGGTCAAACTCTATAAACTTAGTTTTTTTAGATGTAAGTATTTTTGCGGCTTCTATATTTACACGAATCAGCTCAACTACAGTCCCATCTTGAACTAGAGCTAGATACGTCAACGGCAGATAGCTAAACTTATCTGTTTCAGGTATAAATACGGACCCAGGATTGTAAATTGTTTGCTTAGCCCTTTTTAAGTTAAATAGTTTCTGTCTTAAAATTTCTATGAGCAGGCCTCTTATAGTCGGCCTAAACTCTTTAATAAGGTCGCCGTATATTTGTTTCTTCTTTTTGAAAGGCATTACTTATATTCCTTTCTCACCCAAAAAAGTTTTTTGTAGCTTTTTCCAGGGGTTCTTACGGTGGCACCTTGCAGGTATTGTAAATACTGGATTCCAGAGTCATTCTTAATTGATAACCAAGAGGCTCGTTTTATAGGTATTAACTGAGCAAAAGGTGTTCCTGCGGGGATCATCCCCACAAAGTCTTCTTTAATAAAAAATGGAATATTTCCGCTAGTGGAGTAATTGTCGGCGTCCATGATTGCAGAAGTAATTGTAAAAGGCAGGTCATGTCTGTTTAGCGGATGAATAACTAAAACACTCCAACCTCTAGGCGTTTTAAGCCCCCAGAAACCTTTAAAGGCTAAATGGTTAGGAAGATGCCCCGCTGGCCTTGGCATGTGCTCCCCCAAGGACTTTGTTCTTTCTGCAATAAAGTCGATAAAAACTTCAGGAGAGTTCCAAGATATTTTTAGAGAATTATCTTTGTTCTTAGACACAAAAATGTCTACGGGGGTTACAAGCATGTACCCGCTGAGCATGGCGTCTAAAAATGGTACACACTTTTTTAGTCCCGGGTGCTCTATGCCTTGCTCGTCTTTAAATGTAAATTCAGACTTTTGATACCATTTGGGTAGAAAGCCTTTAGCTGGGGCTGGTTGCCCCAGATTTTCGTGTTCTTTGCTAGAGAAGAATCTGATAATCTTCATACCGTAGTCCTACGCTCGTTGGATATTTACTGATGCTCCTATCGTATCACTTTGAGCGTACTGGGTAGGAGATATAGAAATTCCGTAAGTTGTGTTTATTGTCGCTCCAGTTGCAGTATACACCAAGTCGTCCCCGATTTGGGTAACTAAATTAGTGTCCGAGTAGGCTTTTGCAGTTATTTGATTGCCTGAAGTACTTACCAGAATAGACCCGATGGTCTGCGCTGTAGACACGATAGAGGAAGTTATGGTGGATACGGTGTTACTCAATGACCTATTTATTTTTATAATAGCTTGGTACGCGAATGTAGTGGCATTTGTGAATGAGCTGTAAGGGACGTTGGACGTGTACGGAGAGTCAGAGGTGTAGGGCAAGTTCGAGGTGTAGGGGTCATTTGAGGTGTAGGGGTTGTTCGAAGTGTAGGGCAAGTTCGAGGTGTAGGGGGTAGTAGATGTATATGGAGTGGCACTGGTATACGGCGTAGCTGCAGTATAAAGACCGGCTGCTGAAGTGTAGGTAGTCGCGCCC